CAACCAGGGGACGACTTAGACAACCCTACCAAAGCTTTGTTGTTGGACAGTCGTTTTTCAAATATGCAGGTTCACGCTTACGGTCGCGAAAATGTGCCGATCATTGGGAGTGTAAACGGCAGACAGTTTCAAGGCGCTTGGACTTTTCCGGCGCTTCCATACGTCCCTATGCACTGGTTCTGCTTCATTGAACGAAATACCAACTACGCGTATTATCCGCAAGATAACAGCCTTCAAGGTGCGCCGACCCTAGCAATTCGGCTAGATTCTTCGTCTTGCGACGTGGACACGTCTAATATCAGGGCTTACGCCAGAACTTTCACAACTAGTGCAGCTTTGATCACAGAACTAGATATCCAATACATAATATTTAAAAACCCGAGAAGTTAAATAAATGGCTTTAAGATTTTTTACAGGTTTGACGGCTGGTGTCTTTAGATTTCGTTTGTCTAAAGTTGGGTTTGACGCATCGACAGCAGACGAAAAGGATTGTTTAATTTACGAAGGCATGACCGCAATGGTTCCCTTTGTGAAAGGTTCTTTAACCATTTCGCCGCGTGCAAGCACAAGTTCCGGCGTTCCGGGTGAAACTTCCGTCAATGTTGGCAAGACATATTCTCAAACACCAATGATTGTATTAAAATCAAATACTAATACCCTTCCGAGTAGGTTTAGCTACTGGTGCAGATTAGAAACAACAACAGGGATTTTAACGGTGTATAATTGGTATGTTGGAACCGCCATCATTGTCGATTATCATATTTATGAACAATTATAGCACAAAGGCGCGCAAATGACCACATCCTCTTATTCAACCGGAACGGTGACTGTGACCAACGGCAGCACGACGATTTCCGGCACGGGCACGGCATGGGAAACCGCTCTAATTACGGGAGGAAATGTTTTCGTGCAAGCAATAGGTAATCCGATGCCGATTGCGACGGTTGACAGCAACACGCAAATTACGTCTGAACTGCAATGGGCCGGGGCAACCGGAACATATAATTATCGTATCCAGCGTGATACGGCTTATCTGAAGACACTCGACACCAATAGTCAGAACCTGGCCTATCTGCTTTCGGAAATGCGTCAGGGAACGCTTTTTAAGTACGATCAGGCGGGCACTCTGGCTGGCCGTGATGTGTTTGACACTCAGTCGAAAGGGTTTTCTTATCTGGTCATCGATAGTGACAACCCGGAGCTTTATGTAAAACTGTCCGCGACAAGTGGTGATTGGGCTGGGCCGTTCGCTTACGGGACAGGCCCGCAGGGTATTCAAGGGCCGATTGGCACACTTAACCCCATGGGCACCTACAGCGCCGGAACGACCTACGCGGCGAACGACAACGTCCTCTACAATGGATCATCGTTTGTGGCGCTTCAGGCGACCACCGGCAACGCGCCGCCGACACTACCCACGACCGAAACCGCCTATTGGTCGCTTCTGGCAATCAAAGGGACAGATGGTATGGGTACGGGGGACGTTGTCGGCCCAACTGGTGCTGTGGATGGGACGGTCGCCGCCGCTGACGGCACGACGGGCAAGTCAATCAAATTCCTGACCCCGGCTCAAGTACGCGCAAATATCGGGACCGTTTGGGAGCCTATCGTTGCAGAGGTGGACTTGGCAGGGTTGTCTTCGGCTTCATTTGCACTTCCGGCAGAATTCAAGGAGTTTGAGCTTCGGCTGCGTGACGTAAACTCGACAGATAACTCGGCGGTATACACAAGGGTGTCGTTTGATGATGGCGCGACATACCAATCAGTTGCCGACAGTTACCAATTTACCCGCCTCCAGGGCTTGGCACCGGCAACAGTAAATTTTGCCTCTGTCAGTGCGGCGAGCATGCCGCTCACTCCACCTGGCGGGCTTATGGTGTCGCATGTCAATATCCAGCCCGGGTCAGCATCCGAGTTTGTCCATTTTTGGGGTAGGGCCAACAGCGTATCGCCTAGCGGAGTTTGGGAAACGTGGCTGTTTGATTGCCGTTGCGTAACCGCAACGGCAAGAGCAACGAACTTTATGCTGTTCTTGGCGTCCGGGACATTCGTCACCGGGTACGCGCAACTACTCGGCAGGCGCTAGGCGCGTAAGTATATATCAACCAATGAATTTGCACTTATTCTTCCGGCTCGTATTTTCGAGTCGCGATGAAGCAGCCTGAGCACGCCAAGAATACAAGCGCCCATACTGCTAGTAATTGAATGCTATCGGCCATTAGTTTGCCCCCTATTTATTTCTTCATACAACAGCGAAGAACACGGCGCAAGCCCACCACCACCACCAAAAGGAGACCACCATGCCAATCACGACCACGTCACCGCGTGGGCGCGCGTTTTTGCGTTCCCATGAGGGCACGGTGCGCACCTGTTATCTCGACCCCGTCAAGATACGAACCATAGGCGTTGGCTTCACGATGCGCAGCAAGGCCGTACGCGAAGCCTTGGCACGGCTCGGCATCACGGAACTTGTGCCCGGCAAGACAAAGCTGACAGATGCGCAGATTGATGCCGTCCTGTCGGAAGTGCTTGCCGCCGAATTCGAGCCCGCCGTTGTCGCACAGTCGCCCGCCGATCGCACGCAACATCAGATGGATGCCGCCACCAGCGTCGCCTATAATCTTGGGGCCGGCGCGATGGGATGGCAGTGGGCAAAGCTTTGGCGCGCTGGTTCGCTGAAGGAGGCCGCAGCCTATCTCTCCAGCCATTACAACACGGCTGGCGGCAAGAAGCTGGCCGGCCTGGTACGACGGCGCAAGGAAGAGGCGGAACTGTTCCTTAACGGGAATTACGGCGGCATTGCCGTGGCTGCTGCCGAAGGCGAGCCGCGCGTTGCGCGCGACAAGAAGCCAGCGCTGCAGGATCCGGTCGTCCGTGAGGCGCAAGAACTTCTGACCACGGCGGGCCTGAATCCCGGCGCCATTGACGGTTGGATGGGCGAACAGACCAAGGCAGCTGTCATCGCCTACCAGAAGGCGCACCCACACCTTGTGGCGGACGGCGTCATCGGCCCGGCCACGCTGGCACAACTGCGGCGCGACGCTACGGCGGCCCGCGAAGCCATCACCAAGGGCGCAGGAAGTGGCGTCGGTGTTGCCGCAACCGCGTGGACCGCCGGCCTTCCGTGGGCTTGGATTGCCAGCGGTGCTGTCGTCATCGTGCTGGCCTATGTCGCCTATCGCAACCGCGATGTGCTTATCCGCCGCTGGAATACGTGGCGCGGCAAGGAGGTCGCGGTGTGATCAAATGGCTACTGAATTGGGTGTCCGGCGGGTTGGCCGGATCCCTCACTAAGGCCTACGAGCTAAAGCTTAAGGCCGCCAATGACGCCGACCGCATTGCTGCCGACGTCTCTATCAAGGCAATCGAAGCGCAAATGGCGGCATCCTCGGCAAGCGCTGGCGTCGTTCGCGAGGGCATGCAGCACAAGGCGTTTTGGGTGCCGTGGCTTGTGGCCGCAGTCCCGACTGCCGGTTGGTTTGGTTGGGGCATGCTGGACAGTCTGTGCAACGGCGCGCTACCCGATGTGGCCGCATTGCCGCCGCAGCTGAAAGAATACGCAGACGTCGTGTTCGGCAATATTTTTTACACGGGGGCTGCGGGCATGGGCGTGCAGGCGGTGGCATCTGCCATCAGGTCGCGCAAATGAGCGCCGAATTGCTTGCCGCACTCGTTGGTATATCCGGCCTTGTCGGTGCAGCCTTCGGCTACTGGCGCTATTTTGAGGGCCGCGTTGCGTCTGCCCGAGACAAGGCAGATGAAGTCGCGCGCGATCTTGCGTCGCACCGCCTGCACACGGCAGAAACTTACGTCACCAAGTCCGGCATGAAAGAAATCAAGGACGAGATCTTGGGTGCCGTATCAGGCATCCGCGATGACGTGCGCCACCTCGGCACGCGCATCGACGCCATGCACGAATCCCAAACAAAGCCGCGCCCTCGTCGGGCAGCTGGCGAGTAACGGCAACAGGAGACCAATATGGCAACAGAACTACTTGCTACCGGCAGCACGGCAGCCGACTCGTCTGACCTTGTTGTCTCTGACGGGTCAACGGTCACGGTCGCATTAAAAGGCGACACGGACGGCGCGGCATTTGTGCGCATCCTTCTAAAGGATGACGCGGGCGGGTATGCAGATGTCGGCGAGCTTTCGCCGTATCGTCGCGCCATCGCGATCGCGGCGCCCGGCACATATCGTTTTACGCGGCGCGCTGGCGCAACGTGCGGGGTGTTCAGTGCTTAGGCCGCTGTTTAGACCGCTGTTCCGCGATCTGCTGGCGACGCCCACCACCCCCGGAAAGGGTGGGCCTGTGCCTCCGTACCCTGCTCCATCTGGATTTCGGTGGGCATTTGTCACCGAAGACGGAAATCGCGTCACCGAAAATGGCAACCGCACTATCGAGCTTGAGAGGGTCGCCTGATGGCTGACATTGAACTTCGATCCACACGCTTTGCTAAAGTCAACCGCATTCTGGACTGCGCACGGAGGGCGCGTAGAGATAATATCCGCAGCAGAGGCGTTATGTCTGCACCGCCAACCGTGACGGCGGATGGCGGCAGTCTGCCGTCCGGCCAATCGACGGCTTATCTGCGTAGCACCTACCCGGCAGGGCTATTCAGAGAGACCGGAGGTACATTCTACGGGACAAAGGCCGGATTTCGGTCGGCCGTGGAATGGACGACAGGCGGCAACATTGGCGATAGCGCAGGGGGCGTTCAGAATTGGTTCCGGATTGGAATTCGCGCAGACGCGGCCAAGGTAACGTGGCGTGTCAATGGAACAACCACCCCTTACCGCTTCATCGTTGACGGTCAGTATGTTGACGCTACTGGAACAGTGACCACCGCCAGTAGCGGGACGCAATATATCTCTCTTGATTTTGCCTCTGTAGGTGGCCGGAAAAGCCGTGAGATCATTCTCGAAGGTCAAGCGGGCTCATCTTTCGTTGGTGTTTATGTCGGTGCGACAGAGCGGGTCACGAAACTGCCGCCTGCGGAATTCCGGTCGGTCATCATTTCCGACAGTTGGGGCTATGGCGCGTCAGCCACAGCGCTTGGAGACAGCGTGTTTGCCGTCATGGCAGACATTCTTGGGTTTAAAGCTCATATGAACTCCGGCGTTGGTGGCACCGGCTGGGATCAAACTACGACTACGCTTTACCGTTTTGACCAGCGCGTTGCCAACGGTGACGAGGCGTTGAATGGTGCTCCTACAGGACCCATATTCCTGTCAGGGTCTATCAACGACAAGTTTGGCAGCGCCAGCAACATCACGTCGAGATGCGCCGCGACAATCAACCTGTTGCGTAGCCGATATTCCGACATCCCGATTATCGTCTTTGGCACGCAGCCGGCGCAAGCGGGGCAAACCGGGACGCTCAGTCTCGCGGCCAACGAAGCCGCCGTTAAGGCCGCAGTCGACCAGTTTACCTCAGATCGCCTTATTGCTTTTGTGCCGGTTATCGAGGCCGTTGGCGGTGTTTATATTCCTATTGGCGCGGCGACAGGCCATCCTTTAATGGCCGATGATGCACATCTCAACACGGCAGGGTGCCTTGCTGGTGGCCAATGGTACGCAGATCGGACGCTGGAGGTCCTGGAAGCCATGGCTGCCTGAATATTGCAAGCTCGGCTTAACCTACCACACTCACATCAAGTGTACTGCCCCTATCGGCAGTTGCAATGGCCGCGTTTGTCGGCAACGAAAGGTTAATAATGTTTACGGAAGAGCAGATAACGGCAGCGGCAAAGGCCATGCAAGCACGTGCCAGTAATTTCAACATGCCTGTGTCGCTCTACGTAGAGTCGGAAGCCGCTCACCTTCTGCTACAGAAAGATCCTGACTTTGAGCCTTGGGATAGCGCGGAAGACCTTGCGCTCGAAAGCTGGAAACTGCTGGCGCGTGCCGCATTGGAGGCTATAGCAAGCTCGGCGGTTTAAACCACCACCCCATCATCGACTGTGGGGCCGCGTGCAAATGACATCCAAGCGTGATAATATGCTCCAACTGCACAGGACGTGCTCAATCAACCGAAAGGCACGCCCATGGCTCTACCTGATGTTCATATCGCATGCGGCTTCGCGCCGGCAGATGCACCGTTCGGCGCCAAGCAGCCGTTGTTCGGCCTGGTGCAGTGGTCCGAGACCCCGGCGCTTGGGACCAGCACCACAAAGGCTGCAACCGACAAGGATGGATTGCGGCCCGTTTTCCGCGTTACCATCCAGGCAGATGCGTACCTCGACGTTGGCAGCGGCGACTTGGATGCGGCTCCGTCTCTGCTGCTGATGGTCAATGACAGCCACAGCCACGACGTCTACGTCAAGCCCGGGGACAAAGCCCGCGTTCGCGCCGCGGCTTAATCGAGATAAGATCGCGCAGAAGCCCGTCGGATAGCCCCGGCGGGCTTTTCTTATGCCCCGCCGCCATCTATAAATCATGCACTTGTCGCGCAGGACGTGCGGCTCCAATTCAACCGGAGCCACACCCATGCCTGTTATCCTCGGCCTCGACGGCGACTGGAATGACCCGCTCAACATCTATGGCGGGAAGCCGAGCGCAGCGGCCGAGAAGCCGGTTGAGGCAACGCCGGCGGAGAAGGCGGATGCACCTGCAGCCAAGTCCGAAAGCAGCTATCGCGACCCGTATGTGACCAAGGCACCGCGCGCGGAAAAAACCAGCCGGATTGCAGAAATGCCCGGTCTCGGCGATGAGGGCGCTGATCCGTTCGCAGCCGTGCTGCGCGATGGCACATATGCGCCCAAGCCAGCGCGCAAAGAGGTGTTCACGCCGCAGTTCCCTGAAATGCCAGCCTATCGTGAGGCTATCGCATCGATCGAAAGCAAAGGGAGCGGAGACTACTCTGCAATCGGGCCGAAACATCGTTCTATGGGGTATGCTCTCGGCCGGTACCAGGTCATGGAAGCCAATGTTGGCCCGTGGTCCAAGGCGGCAATTGGGCGAGAGGTAACCGCAGAAGAGTTTCTTGCAAATCCCGATATTCAAGATGCCGTTTTCGACCATCAGTTCGGAAAATACGTGGCACGCTTTGGACCGGAGGGCGCTGCGCAGGCATGGTTTGGCGGAGCTGGGGGCGTTGGCAAGACAGAGCGCAAGGATTCTTTGGGAACCAGCATTGGCGCCTATGGCGAAAAGTTCAATCGCGCCTTGGGCCGCGTTGAACGTGCGCCACTTGGCCCGGTCTCGGCCAGCGCGTCTGGTAACTCGATCGTGGTCGACGAGAATTTCAAGGCTTCGGACCCCATGGGGCTGATGGCCGGCGGAAATCCGTTCGACGACATGGCCAAGCAGCGGCGCGCGCAGATCGAGGCCGCCGCAGAGGCAGCGGCAACGCAGTCGGAAACCAATCGCATCAACGCGCTCAATGAGCAGCACAATGCGGAGGCCGCGCAGCGCGTCGAAGCGCTCGAGGCGAAAGATCCGGGCCGTTACGAGACCATCGCGGAATCGCAGTTGGGCGACTGGCAGCAGAAGTGGGAAGAGGAGAACCGTTCCGGTGGCGTGTTCGGCGATACCGGACGCATCCTCAAGTCCGGCACCATCGGCCTTGGGCAGTCCCTGTCTTCGCTCGCTGACACCGTGTTCCGCAAACTGCCAGGCGGGGAGGCGTTCCTGCAGGCATCCGACGATATTGACCGTTGGGCGATGGGCAAGACGCTGGATCAGCGCCTGTCGCAGAGCCAGACGCAGGCCAATGCGTCGGTGACGCAGGCACAGCAGGATGCGGACGCCAAAAACTGGTGGGACGCCGACAACAAGCGGTTTGGCCCGGCGTGGCGCGATCCTCGCAGCTATCTGCGCGTGGTGGGCGAAAGTGCGCCAAGCACACTGGTGACGATGCTCCCCGGCGGCATTCTGGCGCGTGGCGCGTATCTGCGCACCATGGCGGCAACCGGATCGCAGGTGCAGGCCGCAGCAGTCGCCGCACGCACGGCCACGGTTGCCGGCGCGATCTCGGAAGGCATCCTGGGCGGTGCGGACGCTGCGAAGAACGTGCGCGACCGGATCGGGCAGATTGCGCCGGACCAACTGGCCGAAAGCGATGCCGTCAAGGCACTCGTCGATGGCGGCATGAGCCAGGAAGAGGCAATCAAGGCAGTGACCGAGGACGCAGCAACGCAGTCGTTCCTCATGGCAGGCGTTGCCACCGGCATGTTCGGCGGCATGGGCGATCGTGCGCTGGCAAAGATCCTCGCCGAGGGTGTCGGCGGCAACGTGGCAAAGCGTGTGCTGGCAGGTACGGTGCGCGGCATGATCGGCGAGGGCGTGCTTGAAGAGGCGCCGCAGAGCGCGCTGCAGACGATGGCCGAGAATGCCGGCGTGCAGCGGGTGAACCCGGATCAGCAGATTACGGAAGGCGTCGGCGAGGCGGTTGCGTCTGGCCTTGCCGGTGGTGGAGCCATGGGCGGCACGCTCGGCGGCGTCGGTGGTGCAGCCAGGCCGAGAGCCGAAGGCGAGGCGATGCCGGCAGATGCAGGCGCACCAGCCGCACCCACGGTGCAGACAACGGCAAGCGGGCCGATTGGCAGAGCCACCCAGCATGCGGCAGAGCAGCAGGCGGCACGCGCCGCAGCAGCGGTGCCGGTGGCAATGCCGGCCGCCGCAGCGATGCCAGATGGCGCACCGGAAGTCGGCGCCACGGTGCGCGTCGATGCGGATGGCATTGAGCCTTTCATGGGTCGCGTGGACAGTTACGAAGGCGATGAAGCTGTCATCGTCGATAGCGGCACTGGCGAGGTCTACCAGATCCCGCTCGCCAACCTGTCGAAGATTGCGGATTCGCCGGAGAAGATCGCGGCCGATAACCCGCCCGAAACCGGGCCAATCCCGATTGGCGATAGCCTGCCCGAGTTTTCGACCGATCCGGCGTTGGAGCCGGCAGCACCGGTTTCTGCAACGGTGACCAATGAGGGACTGGCGCCCGCATCGCAGGACATGGAAGCCAACATGCGCTTCCCCAGCGCACCACCGCCGGGCCAGCGCATCATCGTCAACGACGAGAAGGCCGGCCGGTTTGCCGGTACCGTTGAAACGTGGGACGGCACGGACGCCGTCGTGCGCGCCGATGACGGCAAGTCGTACCAGGTTCCGCTCGAAAGCCTGAAGGTCAACAAGCAGACGCCAAAGCAGGTGGCGGCAGAAGATGCGCGGCGCGTGCCGCCGGTGGACCGCACCGAAGAGAAGGCCGCTGTTGCCGGGCCGACCATGCGCAAAGTCATGGGCAAGACGCTTGTCATGCCGGACGAAAACCACGCAAGGCTTTTCGATCTCGGCCTTAATCGGGCGATCTCCAAGGCAAGCGGTTCGTCGCAGTTGGATCTTGGCTCGGTTGACGTGCCGGAACACAAAGCGCTGGCCGATGCCTTCAAGGTGACGCCGCAGGCGCTCGGCAGCATGGCCGATGATTATCGGTACCGCGCGCAGCGTGCGGCAAAGACGGCTGGATCTGATCTGCCGCAGCGCATTGCACCGGTCAACGAGCGCCGGCTGAAGCAGTGGCAGCTTGAGCGGTCCAAGGCCGACGCAGATACGACGAACACGGTCGGCAACGAAATGTGGTGGGATGCCGAACTGACGGCACCGGAGCGCAAGCGCATCCTCGACGAGGCAGGCGTCAAGCGCAGCGAAAACGCGATGTGGGGCACGTTCACGCCCGCTATCCGCGCCAAGATCGACGCGGTACGTAATGGCGGCGCGGTGCAGGAGGATTCGGCGAGCGGCGGCGAGCAGACTTTCACGACTGCGAAAGGTAGCCGCTACACCTTGCATGCGGACGGCACCACGACGCGCGTAAAGGCCGAACGTGCCGATCCGGGCCATGAAGGCGACAAGGGGCTAAAGCCTCGCAGCGCGCGCACAATCTTCCTCGACACAAACGCCAGCGTTCTGAGTTCTGCCGGTCTGAGCGGCGTTGGCGAGAAGGGCTCGCGCGTCGTCATTCGCGGCAACACCGCATCGTTGGTCACATGGAACGCAAAGGAAAACCGCTGGGGCATCGCTCCCGGCTCGCGGGATATCCCGTTTACCGATGTTGCCAAGATCGGCAGCTATCCGCTTGAACTTTGGAATGAGGTCAACGACATCCCCGGCTATACCGCGTTTGCGCGGATGCATGCCGGCAACTCCATCACGGACATTCAGACAGCGGAAGCTGCAAAGCCGGCGCAGAATACCAAACAAAAATTGACGGCCATCTACAAAGAAATGGGCGAACGCATGTCGCCTATCGAATATGTTCGCAGGATTGTTGAGCACCCTCGGCGCGAAGAAGCCGCAATCATCGAGCCAGATGGAAAGCTTTACGTCTTGAAGCCCACCAGCAATCCGTCCGGTGATCACGCTGAATTCCTTGGCCGCCTATTTGAGGCGGACCTTATTCCAGTTGAAAATCACGGTTACGTCAAGCTTTCCAGCTACGGGGACCAGATTGGCGCAGACGCTGGCGGGCCAATTTCACCCGCTGCGCAAGCAACCTTGCAGGCTGTCCGCAATGCTGCGGTTCGGGAAGGGATCAACTACCTGCGCGAGGCTGGCGACGTTGCACTTACCGTCGACCAAGCAGCCAAAGAAGCCGCAACGTCGCCGGAGAACGAGCGGCCGGAGCCGACGCAGGCGCAGAAGGAAGCCGGCAACTACAAGCTCGGCCATGCGCGCATTGGCGGGCTCGACATCTCGATCGAGAACCCGGCCGGCTCCGATCGCAAGGGCGTGGACAAGGGCGGCAAGCAGTGGTCGGTGCGGATGCAAAGCCATTATGGCTACATCAAGGGCACCGTGGGCCGCGACAAAGACCACATCGACGTGTTCGTGAAGCCAGGCACAGAGACGCTGACTGATGCCGCGCCGGTTTTCGTGGTCGACCAAGTCGGCCCCGATGGCAAGTGGGATGAGCACAAGGTGATGCTCGGCTTCAACGCACAGGCCGAGGCAGAACAGGGCTATCTCGACAACTACAGCGACGGCTGGAAGCTGGGTCCGGTGACGGAAACGACGCTGGGCGAATTCAAGCAGTGGCTTGAGACCGGCAACACGGCAAAGCGATTCAGCGAGCGCAGCGCCGGCGTGCCGGATCAGGACAAGGCGCGCATGCGTCAGGTGACGGACGATGAGGTGAAAGCCGTTTGGGCCACGCCGGCATTCCGCAAGTTCCGCGCCGAAATCAAGCCGATGGATCCGCACCGCGAAAGCTCGGTCGCATACCAGATGATTGCCGGCTGGCTCGATCAGAAGGAAGGCAAGCCGCCAACGAAGCCCGCACCGCACGGTGGCACGACGGACCCGATCGAGCCGTACCTGATGGGTTACATCGGTGCGCGCGATGGCGCCGGTCTCAAGGTCCGTGCTTCGCAGGCGGATGATGTTTATCAATCGGCGATGCAGATCTACGAGGCGGAGACGGCTCGGCCGGTTGCCGCAGCGAAGCCGTCGGTGGAGAAAACTGCCCCGGCACCGGCATCTGTTGCGAAGCCGTCAGCCGCACCACGTCCCAAACCGTTGACGCAAGCGCAGCGCGTGGACCGCTACGAGAATTATTTTCAGCCGGGCCGAGACGTCGATGCTTATGGCGGCGGCAAAGATCGCGTGATCAGCTTCAACCGCAACGGGACCGAATGGACCGTGACAGTTGCCGAGGTCAAGAAGGACGGTTCGCTTGATCGCGAGCGCACCCATTCGTCCATCCCCACGGACCGCGAACTGTCCGCATGGGAAAAGACAAACCTGGTCCCGGAGAAGCAGGCGGCGGTGAAGGCCGCGCCGGCCGTCAGCGAGAACAAGATCTTTACGGAAAGCGCGGCCGATAAGGCCCGTGCGTTGCTGCGCTCCAAACTCAATCAGCTTAATAGCGGTATCGATCCAGAGATCATGCAGGCTGGTATCACGCTTGCCGGCTACCACATCGAGAAGGGCGCACGCACGTTTGCCGCCTACGCCTCCGCGATGATCGGTGACCTCGGCGAGGTAGCGCGCCCATACCTGAAATCATGGTATATGGGTGTGAAATATGATCCTCGCGCTACTGGCTTTGACGGCATGTCGAGCGCGGCCGAGGTGGATAGCGCCGATGTCAACGCGATTGGTAAGGAGACCGCAGATGAACCTGCAGAACTGGATCAGCCAGGCGCGCCAGCACTGGAAGGAATTCCAGCCGACGCGGTACCAGGCGCTGAAGGACGCCGGGCAGTTGGAGAGCGCCCTGCAGCAGGCGGCCGAGATGACGTTTCGGGAGACGGACGCGCTGGAGCAGAGCGGGTTCAGTCCGGACGAGGCGTGGCAGATGACGCGGGAGGAGTATCTGTTCCCGCCACCGGAAGGAACGCAGCCGCAGAGCCCGACGTCGATCAGCGCGGCGATGATGGACGCAATGCGGGCCGGCCAACGGTCGATGGACGCCGAGTAGCCCCTCAGTCGTCGCTTGATGCCCTCAAGGGCGTCGAGAGCGCAGCCACGCCGGCGCAGAACCTGCCGGCCGACTATGCCATCACGGATGGCGACCAGATCGGCCAAGGCGGATCGAAGGCCAAGTTCGCTGGCAACGTCGCGGCCATCAAGGTTTTGCGCACGCTTGCCGATGAGAACCGGCCGGCCACCCGCGAAGAGCAGGCGGTGCTTGCGAAGTGGGTAGGCTGGGGCGGCCTCCGTGCCGCGTTCTTCCGTGATGACGGATCAGCGAACAAGGGCTGGGAGAAGCAGGCCGCCGAGTTGAAGGCATTGCTGACGCCGGAAGAATACCGTGCGGCCGAATCCTCGACACGCAACGCGCATTACACCTCGCCCGAAATCGTCGATGCCGTCTGGAACGTCGCGCAGCAGCTTGGTTTCAAGGGCGGGCAGGTGCTTGAACCGTCGGTCGGCGCCGGCAACTTCATCGGCATGATGCCGGCTGGCGCGAAATCCGGATCGCATGTGACCGGCGTCGAGCTTGACCACATCACGGGCGGCATCGCCAAGAACCTTTACCCCGCGACCAATATTCAGGCGCCGATGGGATTCGAGACGCTTGTGGTGCCGAACGACTATTTCGACCTGGTCATTGGCAACCCGCCTTTCGGCTCCGAGCGGCTGTACGACAAGAACCGTCGCCACCTCAACAAGCTTTCGATCCACAATTTCTTCTTTGCCAAGGCTGTTGAGGCGCTGCGCCCCGGCGGCGTGCTGGCAATGGTGGTGACAAACCGCTTCCTCGACGGCAACAATGCCGCTGCGCGCACGATGATTGCCAATCAGGCGGACCTCGTCGGCGCAATCCGGTTGCCTAACAATGCGTTTCTGAAGAACGCCGGCACCGAAGTGACCACGGATATCGTCATCCTGCGCAAGCGCACGGCAGAAGACGGCCCGGGCGATCGCGCGTGGGTGGATGTGGCCGACTACCGCGGCAAAGACGGCAAGACGGTTCCGCTCAACCGCTACTTCATTGCCAACCCCGGCATGATGCTGGGCGATTTCGGCGCCTATGGCACGATGTACGGCCCGGATGAGCCCGCGCTTGTCGCGCGCGAGGGGCAGGATCTGCCAGCGGAACTGCGCGCTGCAATCGCGACGTTGCCCAAGGATTTGATGCCGGAGCCGGGCGTGGAAATGCGCCCGACCGAAACCGTCGTCGATGGCGTCGAGGCTGCATCCGTTGGCTCGATGTTCCTGTCGTCGGATGGCACGGTCCATGAGCGCATCGCCGATAGCCTGGGCACGCCCCAGTCAAAGCCGGTGGCGTTCGCCAGCGACAAGGCCAAAGAACGTGTCGAGGGAATGGTGCGCGTCCGTGATGGGTTCGCGCGCCTCCGTCGTGCGCAGATCAGCGACACAGCGACCGATAAGCAGATCGAGAACCTGCGCGAGCGGCTGAACAAGGCATATGACGCCTTCGTTGGCAAGAACGGGCCGATCAACCACGACGCCAACAAGCGCCTGTTCCGCGACGATCCGACGTGGCCGCAGATTTCGGCGCTGGAAAACAATTACGACAAGGGCATTTCCGCCGAAGTCGCCAAGAAGACGGGCGAGAAGGCCCGCCCGCCGAAGGCCGACAAGGCTCCAATCTTCACCAAGCGCACCCAGCAACCGTATCAGCGCCCGACCTCGGCCGCATCGGCGAAAGATGCGCTGGCGCAGGTGCTAAATGACCGTGGCCGTGTTGACCTTGATGAAATGTCGCGGCTGTACGGCAAGCCTGCCGACGCCATCGTCGATGAGCTGGGTTCGCTTCTCTATCAGACGCCGGCCGGCACTTATGAAACGGCCGACGCCTACCTGTCCGGAAACGTTAAGCAAAAGCTGGCCGAGGCCGAGCGTGCCGCCGTCTCTGACCCGACATTCCGTCGCAACGTTGCTGCCCTGCGGGATGTGCAGCCGGAAGATATCGAGGCAATCGACATCGATGTGAAGGCGGGTTCGCCCTGGGTGCCGCCGAAGCACGTCGGCGACTTCATCGAGCACATCACCGGGAGCAAAGGCGCACGCGCGGTTTACTCCAGGGGCAACGGCATCTGGGTGCTGGACGTGCCCCGCTCGACGCCGGCATCTGATGCCATGTGGGCTACCGGACGGGCATCGGTGAGCCAGATCGTCAACGCTGCGATCAACGGCAAGTCGGCGCAGGTCTACACGAAGGATGCCGAAGGCAAAGACGTGATCGACCAGGCGGCAACGGAGGCCGCCAACGAGAAGGTCTCGCGCGTCAAGGAAGAGTGGAACCGCTGGCTTTGGCAGGACGATGCACGCCGCGTCGAACTGGCTCGGCTCTATAACGATACTTTCAACACCGACGTCATCCGCGTCTATGACGGCGCGCACCTGTCGTTGCCGGGCAAGGTCGGCGACGACATCGTAACGCTGCGCCCGCACCAGAAATCGTTTGTCTGGCGCACGCTTCAGTCATCTGTCGCGCTGGCGGACCATACCGTCGGTGCAGGCAAGACATTCGCCCTGATCGCGTCCATCATGGAGAAGCGCCGTACCGGGCAGGCAAAGAAGCCTGTCCTCACTGTGCCGAACCATCTTGTCGGACAGTGGGCCGCCGACTTCCAGAAGCTCTACCCGGGCGCAAAGGTTCTGGCCCCGACCAAACGCGACTTCGAGAAGCAGAACCGCAAGCGCCTGTTCGCCCGCGTGGCGACCGGTGACTGGGATGTTGTGATCGTCGCTCACTCGCAATTCGGCCTGATTGGCGTCACGCCTGAGACCGAAGCCGCGTTCATCCAGCAGCAGATCGGCGACCTTGAGCAGTCCATTACAGACATGCGCAGGGAAACGGGCGAGAAGTCGCGCAACGTGGCGCAGCTGGCGAAGCAGCGGCAGAACCTTGAAAGCAAGATCAAGGGGCTCCTCGACGCCGGCCGCAAGGATGACGGGCTGTATTTCGATGATCTCGGCGTCGATGCGCTCTATGTCGACGAGTTCCACGAGTTCAAGAACCTGCCGTTTGTCACCGGCATGCAGCGTGTCGCCGGCCTCGGGAACCCAACTGGCAGCAAAAAAGCCACCGACATGTTCATCAAGATCCAGAACGTTCTCGATCGAACCGGCGGCAACATCGTCGTGGCCACCGGCACTCCGCTGTCGAACACGATGGCAGAAATGTACACAGTGCAGCGCTATCTCGACAAAAAGCGCCTCGGGAACCTTGGCCTGTCGCACTTCGACGCATGGGCACGTGTGTTCGGTGAGGCTGTCACCGACTGGGAACTGAGCCCGAGCGGCCAGTACAAGCTCAACACGCGCTTCGCCAAGTTCGTGAACATCCCCGAACTGATGAAGATGTATCTCGGCTTTGCCGACGTCATTTCGAACGACGACATCAAGGCGCAGCTTGCCGCGCAGGGCAAGACGTTGCCATTGCCGAAGGTCATGGGCGGCAAGCCCAACAACATCACCGTCGAGCGTTCGCAGGACCAGGCGGCATTCATCGGCGAGGGCCGAATGGATGCCAACGGCGAGATGCAGTTCCCGGAAGGATCGTTGGTCTATCGCGCTGAGCATCTGCCGAAGAAGGCAGAGAAGGGCGCCGACAACATGCTGAAAGTGATGTCGGACGCCCGCAAGGCGGCGCTCGACATGCGCCTGATCGATCCCGCCTATGCCGACAATCCGGATAGCAAAGTCAGCCGTGCGGCCGACGAGATGAAGCGCATCTACGACAAGTGGAGCGACAAGCGCGGCGCGCAGCTGGTGTTCATCGACCTGTCCACGCCCAAGAAAGCCAAGGCGAAGCAGGAAAGCGAACTGCGTGACCTGATGCGCAAGGCGGAGGAGGGCGACGAGGCGGCGCAGGAAAAGCTCGACGCCATGAGCCCCGACGAGTTCCTTGCTCTTACGTCGAAATTCTCGGTCTATGACGATCTGCGGCAAAAGCTGATTGACCGCGGCGTGCCGGCCGATGAGATCGCGTTTATCCACGACGCCAACACGGAGATCCAGAAGGAAGAACTTTTCGGCAAGGTTCGCTCGGGCCGGACCCGCTTCCTGTTCGGCAGCACCGCCAAGATGGGCGCTGGCACCAACGTGCAGAACCGCCTTGTGGCGCTGCACCATCTCGATGCGCCGTGGCGGCCATCTGACCTTGAGCAGCGCGACGGGCGCATCATCCGGCAGGGCAATGAGCTTTACGACGAAGATCCAAACGGCTTCGAGGTCGAAATCCTTCGCTATGCCACGAAGAACACGCTCGATGCGCGTCAGTGGCAGGGCATCGAGGCAAAAGCCCGTTTCATCGGGCAGGTGCGCAAGGGCGACGTAAAAACGCGCCAGATCGAGGACATTGCCGGCGAAGCGGCCAATGCTGCCGAAATGAAGGCCGCGGCATCCGGTAACCCGCTGATCCTGGAAGAGATGGAAACACGGCGCAAGCTGCGGACGCTGGAAGGCCAAGCCTCTGAGCATAACCGCAACCAGCACCGGATCCGCGACAAGATCCGCCAGGCACGTGAGGAGATCGAGGCCATCAACGCCCGCCTGCCGGGTGAGCGCACCGATGCGGCCAACGCCGAAAAGCTGGCCGACCAGCCGTTCAAAGCCATCGTCGATGGCGAGACCTTTGAGAAACCGAAAGAGTTCGGTGCCGCACTGCTGGCCCGGATGCGCAAGGGCATTGTCGATGGCATGGGCGGCGCGGAAACCGTCGGCAAGTACGGCGATTTCACGATCCGCATGGATCACATGTACGAGGCAAAGTTCGACGTCGAAATCAAAGGCGCGCGCTCCTACCATCTGACGATCGAGGACGTCGGCCAGCAAGACCCGACCGGCCTTGCCATGTCGATCACCAATCAGGTGCGCAGGCTGACAAAGTTGCCGGCCAGCGACGAGGCGCGGGCAGCGGATGTGCAAGAGCAGATCCCGTTGATCGCAAAGCAGATCGGCCCGTGGCCGAACGCAGCCGAACTGGAAGAGACGGCGACCAAGCACCGCGCGTTGCTCGATGCCCTGAAGCCAAAGAAGCCCGGCACCGCGCCAGTCGCTGCGCCGGCGGATGCCGACGTTCTGCCAGCCAAGGCCGATAAGCGCCCGGATCCGGTGGTGAAGTCCACGCAGGATTTGCGCTCATTGCCGGTACCGCCGCGAAATGCCGAAGAAAGCCTGATGCAGTGGGCGTTCCGTGTCGTCTCGGAGCCGGGCCTTAAATCCGGGAATGAGCATCTGGTGGCGATCGATGATGATGGCGCCGTGGTCGAGTATGGCACCGCCGGAAGGCCAAGCATGACAGGGATGAGCAACAAGCTCGCCTCGGCCATGAGTAACCCGGATCGGCAGATCGTGATATTCCACAACCATCCGCGGAATAGCCCGCTGAGTGGCGCCGACATTGCATTCTCTGTGATGCCAGGTCTCCATGCCACGTGGGCTATTGGAGCAGGTGGCCGCAACACCCGTTACGAGCCAACCGACAGGATGAAGGCATGGCGAGCCAAGTTCTCGGATGATACCGGCACGCAGATCTACAGACTTGCAGACATGACAAGTGCTTTGGCGAAAATCAGCCAGTTTATGACCGAATTTCTGCAGCGCCAGGTCAACAACGGCAACACTGTGGCGTCCGTGGCAGATGAGGCGCACGGCTACGCTATCCAAGAAGTCGCACAGCGAGCAGGCATCATTGCTTATTTCACCAACCAGTCATATGATTTCGCCAGCGTGCCCGGCATGGACGCGAAGATCAATGAGGCTGCAAAACGCCTTGAAGGGGCAGTTTTCAATGACACAACAGCAAAAACTGCTGATGCCGGGATTTATCGATCCGCCAAGCCCGTTCGACACATTGCAGAAATGGAAGGAATGGCTGTCGCAGGTCGAGGCGATGTCGGCGCGAATCCCAAATCGGGCGGACTTGCTGAAGCAGGCGCGCGAGACTATTCGCCTGAAAAGCGCCGAACGGTCAATCGGGAACGGATTACCCGTGAACTGAGCGGCCGGCTGACGGACCTCACGCCGGCAGTCCTGAAAACGATCCCCCTCAACTATTTCACCGAATTGGCGCGGCCAAACATGGTGGCCGTCGGCGAATATCTGCGCGTGAAGCGGCTCATGGACGCCTTCCGTGGTCAGAAGCACGCCGATGCCGACGAGATCGCCGGACAGTGGCTCAAGTTCACCCGCCTGGGATTTGCCTCGCGCGACAAGGCGAAGGCGCAGGCCCTCTCGGATCTGATGCACGACAGCACCATCTTTGGTGTTGATCCGTCGAGCACGGAAGATGAGGAGAAGGCCAAGGGCCATTATGCCGCCCTTCGCCAGCGCTACCTCGCCCTGCCGCCGGCCGGACGCGAGCTTTATAATAAGGTCCGTAATGCCTATAGCGCGCAGGCGGCCGAACTGGATGAGATCCTGCTGGACAACGTGCGCAAGGCGCAGGAGATCGCACGTGAGCAGGCGGAGCGCCGGTATAAGAAATCGCTCGAGCAGATCCGCGATGCCGGCCTTGCCATGGATCTGCGCCGCAAGGCAGAAGAAGACGCCAAAAGCGCATACCAGGCAGAGACCACCAAATCTTCATGGGCGGCCAAGGCCCGGATGACGAAGCTGCGGATCGCATTCGAAAGCAGCCGCGTGCCGGCGCCATACTTCCCGCTCGGCCGGTTTGGTCGGTATTTCGTCACCGTGCGTGACGTCGATGGTTCGGTGCTGACGTTCTCGAAGTTTGAGAAGGCTGCTGATCGTGACCGCTTCGCGTCTGAAGTCGGCCGCGAGTATCCGGGCGGCACGGTCGAAAAGGGTGTGATGGAGGAGGGGGCAGACCTTCGCAACTCCATGGACCCACGCATGGTGGCCGAGATCGAGACGATTCTTGGCGGTGCCGGCGTCGATAGCGAAGTCATGGACATGATCTGGCAGCGGTATCTCGAAACCATGCCGGATCTTTCGACCCGCAAGCGTTTCATCCACCGCAAGGGAACGGCCGGCTTCAACCGGGATGCGCTGCGCGTGTTCTCGTCGCACATGTTCCATGCCGCCCACCAGATGGCGAAGGTCAAGTATGGCCTCGAATTGCAGGAACTGGTGCAACAAGCCCGCGATCAGGCACGTGAAGCGGATGACCCGACGCGCGGCATGACGTTGTCGAATGAGCTTGCCAAGCGTCACGACTGGGTGATGAACCCAACGGGCGGCAAAGCCGCGCAGGTGCTCACAAGCGCCGCCTTCGTGTGGTTCCTCGCCGCATCCCCTGCCTCGGCCGCGCTCAATATGACGCAGACAGTCATGATGGGTATGCCGATCCTCGCCGGCCGGTTCGGCGGGATGAAGATGGCAGGGCAAGCGCTGATGAAGGCGTCGATGGACAGCGTCAAGGGCAGGGGCAGCATCACGAATGCCAACCTCTCCCGCGAGGAGAAGGACGCAATCCAGGCATTCTATGACAGTGGCCTGATCGACCGCACGCAAAGCCATGAGTTGGCCGGCGTCGGTGACACTGGCGTCAATTACAGCCCGCTGCGCGCCCGCGTCATGGGCGTCATCTCCTGGGCGTTCCATCGTGCCGAGGTATGGAACCGCGAAGTCACGGCGCTCGCCGCCTATCGCATGGCGCGCGGATCCGGACAGGACCATCTGGCCGCCATCGATACGGCCCATGACCTGACGTGGAAAACACATTTCGATTATTCGAACTCGTCGCGGCCGGCGATCATGCAGAACGATATTGCCAAGGTCGCGCTGGTGTTCCGAAACTACAACGTCAACATGCTCTACCGCATGTTCCGCGACATTCATCAGTCGTTGAAAGGCGAGACCCCGGCGGCCCGCAAGGAAGCCCGGTACCAGCTGGCCGGCGTCGTCGGGATGCAGGCGCTGTTTGCCGGCGTGTCGGGTGTTGCCGGCTTCAATCTCGCGATGATGGTTGCTGGCCTGATCTTCGGCGACGAGGATGATGACCCGCTGGGCTTTGAGCAGGCGTTTCGCACGGACATGGTCAACATCCTCGGCCCGGAACTTGGCGGGGTGGTGCTCAATGGCGTGCCCGGCCATTATCTCGGGATCGACCTCACGACGCGCATCGGCATGCCGGATCTGTGGTTCCGCTCGCCGAACCGCGAACTGCAGGGCAAGGATGAGTATCAGTATTGGCTTTCGCAGTCGCTCGGCGCCACCGTTGGCCTTGGTGAAAACCTCTATAACGGCTTCAACCTTGTAATGGATGGTGAGGTAGCGCGCGGTATCGAGACGGCGGCTCCGAAAGTTGTTCGCGATCTGATGAAGTCCTACCGCTACGCAAGCGAGGGGCTGACGTCGTTTGACGGCACCACCGTCATGACGGCCGATCAGATCGGGGTTCATGGCATCGTCGCGCAGGCGCTCGGGTTTACGCCGGCGTCTGTGGCCGAGACGTGGGACCGCAACACGGCGCTGAAGAACGCGGAAACCCGCATCATGCGCGAGCGCCAGCGCCTGGTCACGAAGTGGGCAATGTCCGTCATCGAGGGCGAAGACGCGGAGATCGACAAGGCAACGAAGGCAATCGACAAGTGGAATGACGTTCCGCTGCACCAGGCGGTGCCGATCAAGCCGGACACGCTGAAGCGCTCGGTCAAGACGCGCATGAAGAACTCGGCGAACCGCGATGAGCAGGGAACGCTCATTCGCAACGAACTGCTGGGCGAGCGCTTGCGCGGCGCCTTGTCAGAACGGATCTACGACTGATAGGCTCACGACACGCCCGACATGACGACGGGCGTGTCTGTGGGGACAAAATGCCAAAGATTATGAGAATGGCTGCTGCCATGCTGGCCGCGAGCGCACTACCCGCGTTTGCCAATTGCGTTGGAACCGACACGTTCCAGACCTGCTATGACCTGCAAAGCGGCAATAGCTACAACACCCAGCGCCTGGGCACGAGCAGCTATACGCAGGGCATGAACGCGCGCACCGGGAGTAACTGGTCGATGCAGACGCACCAGTTCGGGAGTACGACGATGACGACGGGCACGGATAAGGAAGGGCGGCCATTCAGCCGCACCTGCACCGGCAATATCTGCTACTGATCGCTACTGAGCCAGACCGATTGCGCGTTCTTGAGCCGCTGCATAACCGCGGCGGACGGATTGCGGCCAGACTTCTTCCGGAATGCCATCCATGCGAAGCCGCTCGACGATGCGTGAGACCGGCACGCCGTCCTGCATCGCCGCTTCAGCATCTTGAACCGCAAGCGTGATGGCGGATTCGCGGCTTCCTGACTGATCCTGCGGCGCTGGCCGCTGCGGTGCGGGCGTGGCGGCCGGTGGGCTGGCCTGCACCGGCTTGCCGGTTGCCTTGTCAACAACGACCTTGCGACCGGCCCCAGCCGGTGCGCCAGCTGCACTTGGTGCCGGCGCCGCATCGCCAAGCCCGATCGAGCCTTTCTGCAGCGCGACCTCGTCGGCGATCATCTTTTCCTGTTCTTCACGCGGCAAATCGTCGAACTTCTGGTCGCGGCCGGTAATGCCGCCATCCATGCGCTTGCGCAGCGACGTGATTGCGGATCCGCGATCCTTGTCGCTTGAATTGTCGTAGCGCTTATCGATAACCTTCTTTGCCTCGTAAGTTTTCAGTTCATTGCCGGTCTTTGCGGCATTGTTCTGCGCGTCGATCTGGCTCTGCCAAGCTGCTTCCGGATTGAGATATGTGGCGATGAGCTTAGGCACCTGGGCAAGGGGCACATCCTCATTGACCTCCTTGCCGTCCTGCCCTTTGATTTTCAGGCGATAGCCCTGCAGCTTGCCATCGGGATCAAGGATGGTGTCCTGCCCAAGAATTTCCATGTTGTGGCTGAGATAGCCCTTGAGCTTGCCAGCGGCCATGGCATCCGAAAGTGCGCCTGCCGCATCGCCGGTCTGCGCCTTGCTGACTGCGCTCATGAACAATTTGGCGCCGGCGCGCGCGTCTTGACTGTCGCCCCACTTTTGGACCTTTTCAGCCATTTCGGGGTTGCCTTGCGTCAGATAGGTGTTCTTGAGCTTGGGCAGTGCATAGCCGCTCCAGAAGCCATCAAAGTTATCCGGCTTCTCCTGCCCGGCGGCGACACGTTGATCGAACGTTTTCTTCGCGTCGGCATTGATCTGGTCAATCTCATTGCGCTGGCCGATCTCGCGATTGTATTCGGTATCTTCGCGCCCCTGCACGACCTTGGCACGCTCGTCGGCCGCCTTCTGCCGCGCCAACTGCTGATCTTGAATGGCCTTATCCTGCTGCATCTTTTTCGTGCGCTGGTAGCCTTCCATCGCAGCGCCAAGGCCAATACCCAACAACATTACGCGGCTTCCTTTTCGAAGTTGATGCCGATCATCGGCGTGTTGCGCTTGGCGCGGCGCTTGGCTGGCATGGGCGGCGGTGCGGCGGCATCCTCCTCTTCGGACATTTCATCGTCCTCAACCGCCTCTTCCTCGGCGGTTTCCGCCTTCTCGTGGTCACCAAGGCCGATCATGCCGGCCAGCTTTTCCACCTTCTGGTCGAGATCCTGCACCGCCTTCATGGTGATGCCGATGGCATCGACGACAGGGATCGACTGGCCATCGCCCTTGCCGGTGGCGCGCTGGAAATCCTGCGCCATTGTGCCGACATGCCGGCCGCCATCCTCGACGCCCTCTTTGTAGCTCCACTCGCTCACGGGCATCTTGCGCATGGCGTTGATGCCCTCGCCTTCGGGGATATCCTGAATGTCCTCTTTCAGGTTTTCGTCGGACTTGAAGATCGGGCTGGCAAACAGGCCACCCAAAAAAGTTCCGATGCCGGCGGCGCCCTGGGCGTTCGCGCTCTGCTGTGCCTGCCAGTTGTTGGACTGGATGCCGAACTGCTGGTTCAAGGTCGCCGCCTGCCCGGAATAGCCTTGCATTGCCCCTTGGAAGCCGGCACCCATGATGTTGTTTGCCGCCATCGACTGACTATTGGTGGACTGGGCGCCAGAAAGTGCTGTTGCGCTGGCGCCGACGCTGCCTCCGGCAGCTGTGCCCGCGCTGGACGCATAACCACGGCCCATGTTCGCCACGTCGGCCTTCAGCGCCAACCCTTTGTCACGCACTGCCTCACGCGCGCCATTCGCCGCGCCAGCCTCGGCCAGTGTGGCGTTCATGTCGGTGGTGGCCTGCACGCCGGCAAACCGGCCGGACGTGGGATCAATGCCCATCGATGCCGCCTGGCGTTCGGTGGCTGATCGTGCATTGGCCGCGGCAGTTTGCACGTCTGCGCGGGCGCCAGCCGCCGCCTCTGCCTGCTTTTCGTCCGAAGCATAATTGGTTGCCTCGGCGATGTATTGATCCTCAATCGGCTTATAGACGCTGTTGTAGCGCGCGCGATCCTCTTTTGACCATGTTGCCTGATCGGTCGCGAGGCCAAGCTGTTGCTCCGTCACTTTTGTCGTGAGGGCGTCTAGTTCTTTCTGACGCTCCTGCGAAACAGCAAAGGAATCTTTCGCAAAGGCAAGCCACGCCTCGCCAGTCTGCGCCTCTTTAAGAGCGGCTTCGCCGATCGCGGGATCTGCTGCGGGTGCAGAGGAACTGAATTTGCCCATTGTGTGGCCTCATGAAAAGGAGAGGCCGCACGTCCTGCGCGACGATGGCACTATAGCCCAGCCGGGTTATGCTTTCCAGCCATCCTATTCGGAAGCCATCGGCATTCCTCTTTGAGCAAGCCGAAAAGCAGGAGATCTTCGCCAAAGACGCCGCCCTGCCGCATCGTGCCTTCAAATTGGAACCCGCAGGATTTGCAGAACGCGATGCTGTCGCTGTTATGCGCGGAAATCAGGCCAGTGATGCGGCGTTGGTTCAACTGGATGAATGGGTAGGCGCTTGCACGGATCAAAAATTCACGATTCAGCCAGCGCCGCGACCCATCGGACGCCACGCTGATGTAACACCCACCGGGTGAGAAATTGTCAAACACGACAACGCCGGCCAACTGGCCGGCGTCCGTTGTTCCGATCGCGGTTGCATCATCCCGGAAAGGGAAGCCGCCGCATCGCTTCACTGCCCATTCGATCATAGTGTCTACCGGCTGGTAAATGACGGACTTCAACGCAGGCGCTCCTGCAGGTCAAGGATGACCGCTTGCAGCCGGTTGTTCAGTTCAAGCACGTCAGCGCGCAGCTTATTGTATTCCGCTGCCGTCGGTGCCGATGTGACATCAGAGGAGCGGACCGTTGAGAGGCGCATAAGCTCGGACAGATCCGTGATGCGCACCGCTGCGCGCTGTCTGTCTTTGGAGCGAGATCCGTCCAGCGTTTCAATCTTCTCCTTCAGCGACTGTTCTTCATACCGTGTCGTGGTCATTGCGTGCTCCTCAACTCGTCCACCGTGCCTGCCATGATCACCTGCGTCACTTGGATGTTGGCGCTGACGTCAAATTCCCACACGCGCGCCTTTTTGCCTGCCGGCAGACGGCGCACCTGGTTGATGTTGGTGAGCGTGTGGAACAGCACCTTGTCGGCATAGATGTTGACGGTCACCTCGTCATAGATCGGGAAGCCCAGCAGGGCGTCGCCATTCACGGGATACACATTCAGCGCAGCGCCGCCGAGGTCTCCCCCCGTGTCGCCCAGGATTATCGCCTCATTCGCGGCGATGATCGCATCCCGTTCGGTCTCGATCGCGGCCCCCGATTGTAGGCTTATGCCATTGCCAAGATCGACAAGCACAGCGCCAAAATTCTGCGGCACGGTGAACCAGAACTCTTTTGACCGCCAGTAATAGGTTTCAGGCGAGCCGTCGGGTGCATCGAAGCGGCGAATATTGACATCATCCGGCCGGGTGAAATACAGCGCCGAGCCATCCGCCGGGATATGCACGGCACTTGCCGTCTCGGCAGATCTGACAAGAAACTGCGCAGCGTTGATGTTGATCAGCAGCGCGCCGGAACCCCGGGAATCATCTTCAAGAACGGTGTCGTAGAAAAGCACATAGCGATCCATGTGCCGGCCGGCGATCGCGGTCTGTGGGGACAGCGCCAGCCACTCATCGCGACCGAACAGCTCTTCCGACGCAATGCCGATCGAGCCATCGCCGCGCACGGCAACCAAGCCAAGTTCGGAGGGGTAGACGATCGCGAACCCGAGATCGACGATGCCGCGCGAATTGATGCACGGATATGTCGCCTCGAGCTTCACGGCCTGCATCGTGTCCGGACTTGACCCGCTCATCAGATGAGGGTTGCCCTTCGTCATTACAACGAGGCTGGACCCAATAGCGCCAAGGCCGACAATGTCGCTCGCGACCGTCATGGCGTATTTCTCGGGCCATGCGTGCGGACGATAGGGCTCACAGAAATACACGCGGCGTCCGCTGAAGGCCGCCATCATGCCATTCGGCATCGAGATGAGCCCTTGCAGATCGTCCGGTGGTTCGTTCCAGTCTGCGCTTGGCAACGCCTCCTGGAAACCATCGACGGCGACACTGTCGACATAGTCGGTGTTGGCCACAGCCCGCTCAGCGATCAGGTAGAGGTAAGTGCCGCCGGAACCGGTCTGCGAGCGGTAAATGCGCTGCAGCGTGACCCCACGGCCAGAAGCAGGTAACACGAATCCGGAAAGGCTGACGGTCTGGCCCGGTTGCCAGTTGATAATTGCGGAAACCGGCGAAGGCGCGGATTCCTCGCCAAAGCTGGTGACATAGGTATAGGCATAGGTGCGGCTTTGGACGTCGCCGGTGCCAGATCCTGACGGGGTAGCGGTCAAAGCGACGGAAGGGCGGGGGAGGGCGAGCGGGTAGACCGTGCCGGAAGCCCGCATCTTTGGTGCGCCGTCGCCGGTGTAGTAAAGTCGGTCTTGCGCCACCGGACCAGGTGACGCCCAAACCTCTGTGTCCCATGAAAGCCATGTGTCTGCGTGCAGGTAGATTGTTTTGGTCGCAAGGCTTGCCGCATCTCCACCGACGTCGAGCGCTTGGTGCGTCGGCGTCAACGCGCCGTCATTCAAGCGTACGTTCGATGCAGTCTTGGCCGCAGTCTCGGGCAGAAGCCGAGATGTGATCTGCGGCTTTTCACCGGCAAATGCGGCAACCTTGATGACCGCCATATCAGCCCTCTGATCCTGTCACAGGAGGAACATAAGGGGCGATATCGCCTTCGGCGACAATGCGGGCGAAAAGAGCGCGGCCATACCCCTCGGGGTCGAGCGGCGATGCGCCGAAAGGAACCCACTGCCCGTGCAAGGCTTCCCATGCAGGATTTACTGCCTTATCCAAGAATATCTCCGCATAAATCGTGGCGTGATCAGCGGTCGCCCAGCGAGCATTGCGATATTTGATAAGCGCATCATTAATCGCCATCACGAAACCCTTTTCCATAGCGTAGTTTGCCCGATCGCGGCTTGCCCGGCGCAAGCCCACGTCCCGTATCCAATCGCTCCTCCGTAGCCGTTACGGTCGCCCCAGTGAAGGCTACCACCGCCGACATACAAGCCAGGAGGCGCATCGCTGCCGGTATAGGCTGCAAACGCATATGTCCCGGGGCCGCCAGTTCCAATGGAACCGATTGCCCAAGGCAAAGCCGCAGCGTCCTGCTTACTTGCTAGGGCTGCATCCAATCCAGTGACTTGCGAGGTCGGATGCGTGTGCGAACTGGCGGCTTTGCCGGCAAGGGCTGCATCCAATCCAGTGACTTGCGAGGTCGGATGCGTGTGCGAACTGGCGGCTTTGCCGGCAAGGGCTTCGGTCGTTGATGTTTCGAGCGCTTGCAGGTCCGTGAGAAGGTCGGAGATCATCGTTGTCAGCGACGTAAAGACCACCGCCGTCGCCCGCAATTCGCATTTGGAACCGGCCGCGAAACTGAGAGCAATCGTGCCCTCTTGCGCGCGGGTAACAGTGAGGCTCGCGCCACTGATTGCCGTGACCATCATGATTTCGCGATTGAGCGAGCTATCCACCACAGAAAGCGGGAACCACTCGCCAGCGCCCAATGCCGGGAACTTGGCGGCATCGCCGATCTGGACGGTAACAACGGTACCCGTGTCGGTTATCGGTGCGGCCAGTGTGCTGGTGGCGTTGTTCGCGAGCTTGACGGCCATCAGAAGTCCCTCATTTTTGTGCGCAGCGGCGCGTTTTGCTGTCCGCGTGTGACTTTGACGGAAAGCTCGCCGAGCCGGGCTTGGAACCATGCGCGGTGGTCGAGCGCCAGTTGCGGGTTTGCAGCATCCGTGGGGAGCGCAAGAAGGCGTGCAGCCGCGCCGCGACCGATTTCTTCGGCATAGGACCGCAGCAGCAGGGCAGGCAGTTCGGTGACGTTCCGGGCAGGTTTTAAGATCAGGCGGACGGACACGTCAGCAAACTGACGGGGATAGACCGCCATGGTGTCTTCTTCCGTCTGCGTGATGTACTTGGCCACGCCCTCATCGGTCGATGTCTGCCATGTGGGGTATTTCGCATCAAGCCAAGGCACTGTGACAGGTTCAAGCGGGTTCCCGTCGATGGTCGCATGCTCGATCGTGTCAATTTCGGCATTGTCGATGACAGATAGGCCCTGTCCGCTTGGCGCGGTGATGGTGATCGTCACCGTCTCGCGCCAGATCTTGCAGCGCTCGCACAGTTCGCGCGCCACCGCGATGATATGGCGAAAGGCGACCGGATCGGAGACGCCGGGCGCGTACTGCAGCACCTCTGGAAGAAAGTCGTCGATGTCGACCATGTCCACCATTGGTTACTTGCTCCTGTTGGCGCGGGGCGCCTGCGCGGCTTCGACCTGCGTCTTGATGCCGAGTGCTGTCGCAAACGACTGATAGAATGCATTCGAGCGGCCCGGCGCTGCGGCCGGCTCTTCTTTACTGAAGGCGCGGTACATGACGTAGTCGAGCAGGGCAGACTGGTATTCCTCGCCAATTCCAACGTCCACATCCCACGTGGCAGGCAGCCCGACGTCAGCGCCACCAGCTATCAGCGTCGAAATGGCAGGCGGCAGGATGGAAACGTGCGCCTCAACAGATCCTGTTCCGTCATTGCCCGGATAGACGTAAAAGAGACGGGGGATTGCTTCGTCATAGACGAAGTGGCGAACCGCAGACTTGAACGGCACCTTCGTTCCATCGTGCCAATCCGGTTGCGTGGCGTCGAGGCTATCGCGCGACACAGGTTTGACCGCGCGACCTGGTGCGTGACTGACACGATTCACGTTGCGGGGGATGTCAAGAATCAGAAGGACATGCTCGTCATCGGGCAGGGATTGGCGCGTGCCGGATACGAGATCCAGCTGCAACGCGCCGCTCGACGCCGACGGCTTGACGAGGACAATGGTAGAAATGCCTTCCTCAATCCATCCGGCCAGTTCCGGCACGGTCCATCGAACGTAGTCTTCGTCGAGGAGCAACGTGCCGGCGCGATCGATGATGGTCTTTGCGGAAAGCATCAGGAGGCCTTTTTGCTCCGCGGCTTGCGCGCAGGCTTGGCGGCCGGTGCCGGCGTTGCGGGGGCGGCTTCATCGTCCGGCGCGGAATCGTCCTGTGAGCCAGCGCCTTCGCCATCTTCTTCAGACGCTGCCGCATCTTCGCCAAGGCCAAGGATCAGGCCGGCGCGTGGCAACCACGGCAGTTCGGTGATGTCGTCGGGAGACACGGGCGCCGGTGCCGGCGTTGCGGGGGCTTCCTGATAGTGCTCCACCGAGAGGAAGCACTGGACATGCACGAGGTTGTGAACCTCTGCCACGGCCCGGCGGTGCTCGTCATATTCGAAGGTGTAGGGTGTGCCTGCGACGTGCTGCGTCGTGGGGCCGAGCTTGCATTCGATCAGCGGCATGTTGAACCTCTCATAGGAAAAAGGGGCGCATGAAAACGCCCCCTTGTTGAAACATCACTGCTTGCGGGGGCGCGTCAGTCGGTGGCGAAGAGAACCGTCAGACCGAACGTGCCGGCCGCGAACGTTGCCGCGGCGGTGGTGATCTTGATGCCGATCGAACGATAGACGCCGGAGGGCGCCACTTCGAACGCACCGCGCAGAGTAGGGCGGGCCATGCCGCCAGCCTGGGCGAGCGTGGAAGCCGAGTAGAATTCAGCGCCGCAGGTGCGGGACTGGGATTCATCCTGCCATTCGCCGCTCATGACGCCGACATCGAAGACGATGGCGGGGGAGTCGTTGGTATCCATGTCCGTCGCCGTCAGGATCAGGTCGAGGATGCGGCATTCGGGCGGGATGGGGGCAAGCTCGATGATGTCGCCGACGCCGGGAGCGGCCGCGACAGCATAGGTGTAGCGCTTGCCGGTGACGGCGCCAGCCGACGAAGGATAGGGCGTGGCCAGCTGCCCGATTGCGTATTTGCTCTGAAAGATGGTCATTGCCAGGTTCTCCGATTGGATCGAGGGCGAGCGCGGCGATTAAGCCGCGTTCGGATCCTTGGCGTAGGTGTCGAGGGCCATGACGCCGAAGTCACGGTTGTTGAACCGGGCCTTCTTGGCGCCGACCATCAGACCGCCGGCAATGACGTGCTCGTTGCCATGGTCCTTGGTTTCTTCGGTCCACTGGAAGCGGAAACCGCCAACGGCGCCGAATGCGATGACGCCAGCCTGACGGCCGAGGAACAGCGCGCGGGCCGCCGGAGCGTTGGAGCTTGCGCCGTAGTCGCTGAAGCGGATCGCGTCTTCATGGCTGTGGAGCACTACGTTGTTGATCATGCCCAGCCCGCCCTTGAAGATCGGATTGGACTTGCCTTCGGCCGCCGCCGCCGCTTTCTGGATTTCCAGCCAGCCGGCGGTATCGGACGTGCGCAGGTCATGTTCCTGGAAGGTCGACATAATGCAGACGTAATGCTTCTCGCCGTTGATGTTCAGCGGCAGGAGGCGAGCGTTGCGGGGGTCGGTGGCGGCCATCATGGTCGCGGCGACGGCGGCACGTTCAACCAGGTTGCGGGACATCTTGTCCGAGCTGTCGATCGTCGCCTTGCTGGTGGCATCGCCACCGTAAAGGATGTGGTCGCTCGACGGCGCCTGGATGGGGTTGGCCGCGTGGCCGGTCCATGCCGTGTCTTCGATGAAGTTCTGGTTGATGCCGCGCGCACCCGACAGGTAGATGAACAGCATCTGGTCCATGAAGGCAGACCAGTAATCGGCGAGGCGCTTCTTGCCGATCATGCGCAGATTGTGCGCGGTGCGCTTCTGCGACATCTTGCCGCCAGCCGAAACCGGCTTACGCATCTGGTCGATGTTCACTTCGTCGGTGAAAAACTTCAGCGCCTCTTCCGAACCGTCCATGCGGTTGTCGCCGTAGGTCGGCTTGTTGCGCAACTGGACGGACAGATCGTAAGTGATCTTGTCGCCGGCGGCGCTTTCGAGGTCGGTGAGCTTCTGGATGCAGTTCTCATCGGATTCGCCGATGAAGCGGCGATCCCAGTAGGACTGCTGGATGGTGGCGACCATCAACTGGCCGGACCACTTCTTCTGTGCCTTCGGATCGCCGAAAGGTACAATTGTGGGCATGGTGCTAACTCCTGATGGAAAATTAGCACGTCCTGCGCCTACTCTTTCCTTATTACCTTTCTTGCGGGATTGTTGCAATACACGGTGCGTGGTAATGAAAAACATTGCTGCGCAGGACGTGCGGGTTCACCAAGGAGCCCCGCCGTCATGGACCGTTTTCCAGTGTGCCACCCGATCACCTCCAAATGGGAGGGCGGATGGAGCGACCATCCCGCCGACCCCGGTGGCAAGACGATGTACGGCATTACCGAAGTGCGCTGGCACGAGTATCAGCGCAAAATGGGGATGAAGCTTTCCCCGGTGCGCAATGTTACCAAAGCGCAAGCGCTCACCTTTTATCGCAGCGAATTTTGGGAAGCATGCGGTGCGCCGAACCTGTTCCCGGGCGTCGATCTTGCCGTTTATGATGCGTCGGTCAATTCGGGCGTTTCCCGCGGCAAGAAATGGCTTTGGGCCGCTATGGGCTCCAACGATCATTCCGAGACGGTGCGCAAGATCTGCCGCGCCCGCCTGTCCTTCATGCAATCCCTGAAGATCTGGAAAACGTTCGGTAAAGGCTGGGGCCGTCGCGTTGCTGACATCGAGGTGCGCGGCGTGGCAATGGCTATGGCCGCCATGGGCGCCACGCCGACCGTGATCCGCACGGAAGCCGCGGCGCATGCCGTTGACGCGACCCATGCGAAGAACAATGCCGCAGGAACCGAAAAGATTACTGCCGCCGGCGCTGCTGGTAGCGGCTCCGGTTCTGCGGTCGCCGCCTCGTCGCCGACGACTGTGAGCGACTTTGACTATTACACGGCCATCGCGGTGATGGGCGGTGTTGCGGCAATCCTCGTCCTGGTGCTGATCGTCATCAACGTGCGCAAACGCGCAGCCGCCGAGCGCGCCTTGGCATATGACGCGCTTGCCAGCAGCGGCCCTCAGCTTGTCGTCCAAAAAGGGGCGGAGGAGTGAGCGCGTTAAGCCGCATACTTCGACAAGGCGAAGACGGCCGGCTGTTCTTCCGGTGTCCCGGCTGCAACGAGCGCCACCAGGTGCGAACCGGTGTCGGGCTCGGCCCCCGTTGGGAATACAACGGCAATCCGGAAGCGCCGACCTTCACGCCCTCCATTCTGGTGACATGGAACGAACCGAGCGACAAAGCCGAAGAGTTCGACGACCCAGCAAAAGACATTCACCACCGGTGCCATTCCTATGTCACCGACGGGCGCATCCAGTTCCTCGGCGACACCACGCATGCGCTCGCCGGGCAGACTGTCGAAATTCCTGATCTCGAACCGGAGCCGGCACCATGAGCGCCATCGCAGCAATTCTCCTCGATACTGCGGTGCGCATCGGTGCGCCGCTCCTCAAGGAAATCCTGACCAAGCAGGTCGGTGGCACTGCCGGCGAGATCGGCGGGACCGTCATTGACGTCATTGCCGAGAAGGCAGGCGTAAAGCCGGAAGAACTTCCCTCGTTGCCGGCGCCGCAGCTGGAAGCCGCAGTGCAGCAGGCGGAGTGTGATCTGCCGCAGATCATGATGGCCGCGCTTGAGGCGCAGCGCGAAGGCAATAAGCTGCAGCTGGCAGAAATGCAAAAGGACAGCGGGTTCGGCTGGCTGTGGCGGCCTGCCGGCATGTGGCTGATGCTCGGCTGCATCGCCTGGTATGTCATGGTGCGGCCGATGATCAATGCCGCTCTGTGGGCAATGGGCACGGGCGTTCAGATCGAAATCGGGCTTGATGTCGCGACCTTCATCACGATCTTTACGGTTTACACAGGGCTTTACATGGGCGGCAATACGTTGCTGCGCAGTGTGAAGCGCTAAGGGCAGGCGAATGAGCAATCCGTGGGACTGGCTTGCCTCGGGGCGGGGCGAAATTGCGCTGGCAGGCTTTGCCGGTGCCGCGGTATCGGTCGCAATGGAGTGGCGCGGCTGGGGATCTGGCGCACGAAAATTGTTCGTCGGGTTCACGACGGCATACTTCACAGCGCCCATTGGCGTGCCCCTTGTGCAATGGTCGCTGGGGCATGTTCTGACGATCAGCGTGGAACATTCCGCCAGCGCAGGAGGTTTCCTCATGGGCGTCGGCGGAGTGGTCATCGCCGAAATCATTCTCGCGTCCTGGAAGATTCGTCGCAACGAACTGAAGGCGGAGAAGGTTGATGAGCCGGTTTAAGGCCAGACACGTGACACAGGCAGCAAAACCCCAAGGCAGATACTTGGCGGTTGCGCTGGTCATATTCGTGATTTGGATCGCAATCGGCTCCACCTAAAACGAGCATTGACATTTGGCCGTATTTGGCCGAGTTTGTCCATGCGGACACGGGCGAGCGCTTTTTAGCGCTCCTTTCCTCTATTTCAGGAGCCCGGATATGAACGACGCAGCCGCAACACGCGGATCGCCCATCGTGGCGGAATATCTCAACATCAACGAAGTGAGCGACCGAACGAAAATCGGCCGAAGCACGATCTATAAGTGGATGAGCGACGGCAAATTCCCGCAGGCGCACCGCCGCGGCGAGAAATGCACGCGCTGGCTTTCCTCCGACATCGAGGCGTGGATTCAGGACGGCCAGCGGGTGCCGTCATGAAACTCTCAGATCTCACGTATGAAGAGATGGTGATGCTTGAAGGCATGGCCGCAGGACAGCCGATTATCCCGCTTGCGCGGATCTTGCAGGACTTTGAGCGAGCGAGAGCCGAGGCCGCCGGAAAATCCCCTACTTACGAAGGTTGGGCGACGTTCTCTTCCTGGAAGGCCAACGTCATCGAAAACTCCACGATGGAGCCAAGTCAGCTCAGGCGGGCGCTGGCGGCCGAGAAGGAAGTTGCGAGGCTGAAGGCCGAGGTGGAGCGTCTGAAGGCTGGCGCCCCCACACCCTCAACACATGTGATCGGTGACGACGGCCCCCGCTACAGCATGAAGCGGATGCGTGACGAGAAGGCCAAGGCCGTAGCCTACGGTATCGAGCTTGCGGCCGCGCTGGCTGACAAGCACGCCGCCGAGGCCAAGCACGTAGTCCAGGGCTTGCGCGAAGTCCGCGACTATGCCCGAGCGAAACAGGTCGGCGCAGAGACCGTGGCTATCGAGAAATTGGCCGTCGCGATCCGCGCCCTTACCTACGAATTTGACCGATACATCAATGGCCGGCTCATGGCTGAGGGCGTGACCATTGAGCGCGCCAAAACTCTTGAGGAGGCCATGGTGATCGCTGCCAGGATCGCGTCACGCGGCCCAAATCGCGAAGTGCCGGTACTGGTACTGCGCACCCCACCACCCGCAACGAGGGAGGGGGTGTCGGAATGATGCAGGCGAACATTCTCCGTTATGGCGCGATGCCGGTGCCGTTCGCTGCGTTATGGTCGGCCGAGCAAGGCGGCATGCACGTCGGGCACTGCCCGCACATCGGGCGCCAGGCACTTTGCGATGTCGACAAGAGAGGCGATGTTATCGGGGTATGCCCTGACCCTGATTCCTGCTTCGAGTTTGGCGACCGCGTTCGATGCGGGCCATGCGCCGTTAAGGCATCGGCCGCCAAGGGCATCGCGATTGACGATACGCACTCGCACCTGCCGGAAGTCTGCCGGTTACGGCGGCAGGTGAGGGAGTTGGAGGCGAGGCTTGCGGCGGCGCTTGAGAGCGCAGCGGCGGTGGCAGAGGCCGCAAATGTCTACGAGCTTCCTAGCCACGCTCACATCGTCGGTGCCGCCATCCGCAGATTGAAGGAAGGGTTGGAGAAAACTGGCGAAGGCTGCGGCGAGTATGGATGCGGGCCAGGTCGCATCATGGACGTAGTCTCAGCCATTATGGGCGCCGGCGAAGCGGCTGACGTAGGAAGAGATCCGTTCGATGTTGTCGCAGACTGGCACGACAAGCAGGCTCGCACCTTCAACGAAATGCGCCACGACGTCAGAGTTGGGACGCTGGGGCAGTTGAAGGCGGCAGAAGCCGCGAAGCATCACGCCGGCAGTGCCGCAGCGCTGCGGCTCCATCGGTTGAACGAACAGAGGAAGGGGAAGTGATGGATGACCGCGCCGAGGTCATGGCCGCCGTCGTTGCCGATCACGTGTCGATGGGCTGCACTGATGTGAGTAAGAGCCTCGGCATCGTGCAGATGCCAGACGGCTATGCGTTGATGCTCGATCGAGACGAGACGTTCTTTTACTGGCTGCGGCGCGACGGCATAGAATCCTCGCCGACGGTAGATAAATGGGCCATTTACCGCGGCGCGAAAAGCGACAATGAAAAAGGCTGGAGCCGGAGACCGGAGAGACCGATATGAGCAAGTTTCAGGATATTATTGAGCGCCTGGAGAAGGCGACGGAGCCGGACCCGAGACTAAATGGCCTAATCGCTATGGCCGTTGGTAGCATGCCAATGGAAGCGATGTTTATGGAAACGGACGCATGGGGTGAGCGATCTGATACATGGTATTTGGGCGGGTTTGGAGGCTATACATTTCTCATACCTGACGAATGCACCGCCTCCATCGATGCCGCCATTGCCCTTGTAGAACGGATGCTGCCCGATTGGGATCTGCAACTGTTCAAGCGCCAATCAAAGGGCGGATGGATGGCGCGGCTTAAAGGGCCGAGATGTCAGCTATTCTGTACCAAGATCGTCGATGGCGAAGAGCAGCGTGTCGGAACCGCACCGATCGCTATTTTGCTGGCACTTTTCCGCGCGCTCGATGTGGAGCGGGAGGTGAAGTGATGAATAAGATAGAACAGGCGCTGGAAGATGTGCTGCGTCCAAGCCGGGAACGGCTTCTTGATCAGATTTATCGGTCTGTTTGCCAGCACGGCACTGCAATAATGCTTATGACGGGCGATCACGCCGCTGTACTTAATCCAAGTGATTTTTGGGCTCAGACAGGTAGCGATACGAAAACCGAAAAGCGGTCCTAGTTCTCGGCGTCTTTTAGAATTTTACGCGCCCTCGGCAGCAAACTATCCGCTGCGGGGGCGTCTTTCATTATGAGGTCTGCCCATTCCTGCGCCAGTTGGATGCGGCGCTTCAAGTGCAGCGCGCGGTTATAGGCGCCTTCCACCTTGTCCTTCGGCACGTGTGCCAGCATCAGGTCGATGATGTGCTTGTCTCCCGGGAAATTCTCATTCATCACTGATGAGAACGTCGCGCGCCATCCGTGCGGCACGTGCTTGTGATGATATCCGGATCGGTTGAGGAGATACCCCAAGGCGTTGCCTGACATCGTTTTGTGCGCGCTGCGGCCATTCGGGAACGCATAGGGACCGCGCCCGGTGATGCGGCGCACCGCCCGGATCGCCTCGACGCATTGGCTCGACAATGGCACGATGTGCGATTTCTCGTCGTTCACCTTCTGCGCCATCTTCAGTTTCATGCGCTCGGCCGGAATGAGCCACAGGCCCTCTTCCAGCACCTCATCCGTCCATTCGCTCCAAGGCGTGGTGAGCAGCGAGCCTGGGCGAACTGCCGTGAGCGCGAGGATGCGCATTGCCAGCTGCGTTACCGGGTGACTGGGGTTCGTCTCTACCCGCCGCAGCATGGTGCGTGCCTGCAACAGGTTGGTGATCGCCGGCTGACGTCCCTTCATGAGAGGGGACATTGCTTTCTGCACGACGGCGGCTGGATCAGTATCGCCGCGACCTGAAGCGATGGCATAGACGAACACGGCCGACATGCGCTGCCGCACTCGACGTGCTGTCTCGATCGCGCCTCGCTGTTCGATCATGCGCAGGACGGCCAGCACCTCAACCGGGGACAGATCCTTTATCGGTGCCGATCCGATATGAGGGAACACCTCTTCGACAAGGCTGTCGAGAACGTCCTTCGCATGCTGCGCGACCCAGTTCGGTTTCTGGAACTCCCACCACTCACGCGCCACAACCTCGAATGTGTGTTCGCCGTTGCGCTGCGCAGTCAGCTTGCTGAGCCGTTTGACGATGGCTGGATCTTTCCCGGCGTTCAGTTCGGCGCGCGCTTTGTCTCGATGGGTTCGTGCGTCAGCCAGCGACACCTCTGGATAGTTGCCGATCGTCAATACCTTTTCGGAACCGCCTTTCAGCTTATAGCGATATTGCCACGACTTAAGTCCGGTCGGACTTATGAATAGCTGAAGCCCGCGACCGTCGGGTAGTTTGTAGTTCTTTTTGGCCGCTTTCGCCTTGCGGCATTGGGTATCCGTCAGCGCCGCCACGCATTTCTCCTATACCCGCCTTTTTTGATTTCTATACCCGCCATTATACCCGCTTTTGCTTCGGATTAATCCGGTTTATCCCGGACACATACGGACTAAAGTGCAGCAAAAAAGCTAGGTTTTCAAGGGGGTTAAGGACGTATATGGACAATCTCGGATATAAGAATGGCGGAAGAGGTGTCTTTCGACTTAAGGTCCGCAGGGTGTTGATTTTGCTGGAAAATAAAAAGGGCAAATTCGAATAATACCCGCCTCTATACCCGCTTTTGACGGGGCTAGGATTTCCACATTTATTCCCGAAATCAGATGCCCATTGCCCGTTCGATAGCCTGCCGCATGCACGAATCCCATGCCTTGTTGCGAAGACGGTAGAGCTTCGCAGCCGCCAGGCGATCGGGCGAACCGCCCTTGTAGGCCCACGGCGGGTTGGCGCCAAATCTCCGAAGATACTGCCGCCGCATCTTGCTACAGCGACGGCGCTTCAAAACAGAAACTGCGCGCCAATGAGGCGCGCAGATCCAAGCCGTATATTCCTCTCGGTTGTGATAGCTGCGTTTGCAGAAAGGCACGCAGCAGGTAATCCGGGTGGTCATTCCGGCACCCCCTCCCTCGGTTGGGGCGATGGGGTCATGGCCGAACCTCCTGAAACGTATCCGGTAGCGCGGCGTGAACAGCGTCCGCCATAGCCTCAGCTTTCGCTTGATCGAACCAGTCGTCAGTTCGGAGGCTGCTTTCGCAGTCAACCCAAAAGCGCCGGCCTCGCGAGAGCGGTTTGATCTTGGCAAGGGCGTCGGCCACGTTGATAGGGCTAAGGCCACCGGCGTAACCGATGGGTGCATAGTTTCGGCCCCGCTGCGTTGACTGGTCAGGGACGGCCCATCTTGTTTCAGCAAGGCCGGTCCCGCCACTACGGTCCTGCAGCAGGTGGACCGTGTGAGGAACCGACGGAAATTCATCGGCTCGCCACTGCATGATTACGGGCTTGTTGATGTGCTGGCTGAACCGCCAAAGCGTCAGAATGGCCTTCTCGTCCGCCTCCGTCGAGTTGACCTGAACGCGACCAACCATGCTGAAATCTATGATGTCGCAGAGCTCTGCCCATTCGAGGCTATGAACCATGCGGGCATACCTGCCGCAAAGGTGAAAGGCGAAATCGCCGGGATGTGCTTCGCTGACCAGCCGCTTGATGACGTCCCGAGTGGGGTATCGCGGGGACTGGTCGACCTTTGGAGACCGGAGGATCGCAAACTCAAGGCCGCTGTATCCGTTCTTCAAGACATAATTCCCGAGCATCGACCTGATCCACTTCGGGTCGGTCTTCGCGTCAATTCCGGTCATCGTGAGAATAGGCAGGCTCATCGTGATGCCTCCGAGGTAGCGAGGGTTTCGGCGAAGTTGCACAAGATGTCGGTCAGTTCCTCCGACGTGATCAGCAGATGGTCGGGATAGTCGTCGGGCGATGTGCGATCGTCCCATTCGTTGACGGATTGCACGACGCGTTCGATCTCGTCAGCGATCAGGATTTCTCTGGCTGGAACGAGTGCTTCGATGTGCTCGCCGTTGTGGTCAACAGCCGTGGTTGACACCACCACATGTGTTGAGGGTGTGGGGGCGGTGCCCGGGAGCGGCTTGCCGTAAAGCAGGTTGAGTTGGGCGCCGTTTTCGGCTTCGTGCCGGCGGCCGAGCGCCATGTCGAGCGACATGAGGATGCAGCCGTGCTTGTCCTCGTACCACCAGCCGATGGGGTCAGGGGATGCAGGCCGGGCAAGGCCCGCGATCATCTGGCATGCCTTGTCCGCCTGGTGCAGCGCGATCTTATGACTGCCAGCGCACTCGCCCTCCATCGAGCCTATGCAGGCCTGCAGCGCGGCCTTTGCCACAGAGATTGGGTCAGGCGATGCCGGTGGCGCGGGCGCGTCGAAGGTGGACATCAGCCGCCGGGCCAGATCCTCATAAGGATCGGTGCCGGCGCGGCGATGCTCGGCGAGCTCTTCCTCCGACGCCGGCCGCCGCACGCTGGCGAACATGCTGCCGTCGGCGTTGCGGATCTGGCCCCAGTCGTCGAACTCGTTGGGGCGGTACCGGAGGCCGGTGAGGGCGACGGCTGGTTCCTCGTCGTCGGGCTGGTTCTCGTAAGGCACGCGCTCGGAGAAAGCTTCCAGCGCCTCGTCGAGTGCGCGTTCCTCGATCATTGGAAGGTCACCGGTGTCGAATGCCTCGCGGGCGGCGATGACGAGGTTGATGACGTCCTGCGGCAGGCGGGCATCGGTACCATGGCGCTCGCGCTTGCCGTCGGCGAGGCCGGCATCGTAACCCGCGATGAAGCGGGGATGGGTCTTGTCGTCGGTTATCCGTTCGCGCACAGCATCGCTTAAGTGCGCGTTTGGTGTGCCTGAAATGGCCGCCTGTATCCGGCGAGCGGTAACCGCGGCATCGAAAGCCCTGACGCCGTCATAGCCTTCTTCATTGTCGATCCGGCGTTCGGCTTCATTCGCCGCTATGGTCGAGGATTTCTCCCTCTCCGCCTTAAGCGCACTGGCGATGATGTGGAAAAGCTTCTCCTGCTCTGCCACGTGCAGAGTGCTTAAGCTCTCTTCCCGATCTGTCAGCATTACGAACGCCAATGCTGCATCGTGCGCTGCCATCGTGATGTCTTCTGGCATGGGTGTGGTGTCGGTCATGGCTTTGTCGCCTTGTTGGTTTCGCGGTACAGACGAAGAAGCTCGCCGCCTGTGTCGGGATTGATGCGGTCCAGCTGGCGCAGCGCCCAATTCAGGCCGTCAGAGAATCCCCGCGTGATGCCCTTATTGTGCTCGTCGATCCAACGCTGAGTGTTCTTGCGCTCGCGGTCCTCAATTACTGTGGTGACTGTCACGGCAAAGGCGCCCCGTGAGCGCGGCTCAGCACCGTGGTAGGAGGTGACGCCCGGCTCGCCGCTGACCGGGACAGTGCGCCACCACTCGTGGCGGCAATCATCTGGCCGGACGTGGCGCCGATCGTAACGTTCATCCGCGCCGGTATAGTCGTTACAGGCCGCTGCAAATTGGTAGCGCTCGAAATGGCCGCGCGCAAAATAGCCCATGGCGCTGCCCGAATCCAACTCGCGCAATTCCTCAATCGAAATGCCGTGCCGCTTCTGTTCGTGCCAGGTGAACTGGGCCGAGTTGAGAAACTGCTGCAGTTCGTCGCGCGTGATCAGGCACATATCCGGATATTCCGGCGGGCTGGTGCGGTCATCCTGGTTGAGAAGGGTCTCCCAAGACTGGTCAAGTATCACATCAATGCTCATAACTTATTCGTGCTCCTGTTGGGTTTCTGCATAGCTGCAATGGTGGTTTCGAGTTTTTCGAGCCGGTCCAAGATTTTTTCCATCATCTCTTCCGGCGTTGGGCTTTTGATCGGGCCGCCGCGGCAATGGCATTCGGCGGCATCGCCGTTGATCACCCGGTTCCAGCATCCTGGAACAAGGAACCTCCCGCCGGGGACGTCCTGATCTTTGTGCCAGCGGCAGCGCGTGGTCATGTGGCAACAGGAGGCTGGCGCGCGATGGAACCGATACGAACCATTTCTCCGTCAATCGCATTGCGGCAGGATCTCGCCCCCCCTGCGTGTTCATCGCTAAGATCAACAGCAAGGTGCCCGACCATGAGGCGATTGACATTGTGGTTCATGACCATCTTCCAGCCGTATTTTGTGCCGTAGTGCGCATTGAGGCTGGCATTGCACCGATCGAGAAAATCTAGGCGAGCCCTATCCTTCATCGCCGCATCAATTTGAGCGATTGCGGTTTGCGCCGCCTGAATGATGGCGTCGAAGTGCAGGACACGATCGTTGGCGCTGGCTGTGAAGACGTCGGTGACTTCGAGCTTTCCATTGACCTGGTGCGAGTTGAAAATTTCGTCGCGTTCCTCCTGCAGCAGGTCGCAAGCGCGGCGAAGAACGTCTTGAGGTGTGAGCGTGGTCATGGCTTGGCCCCTCTGCCTTTCCGCCCAGCTTGCATCGCGGCGGCGTGCGCGCGGTACTGCCCGGCCATGTGCTCGTAGTGACCCTGCAGGCCGCGAAGCGCGCGGGCGAGCGTCGTGTCTGTGTGCGCGGCAAGCCACGGGGAGCGCGTTCCGTGGCCTGCCGAGCGCGCCTCGTAGAAGACGTCAGCGCCCTTGTCTGTGCGGATCACCTGCAAGGTGGAAAGCCGGTTGAAGCCGCTGCTTTGCGTGCCCGTGCCAACCATGCGCTCTTCGGTGGACGTCTTGGAAACGGTCCAGTCGTAGAACGGCATGATCTTCACCAGTTCTGTGCGGAATTCCTTGGGTTTCATGGCGAAACCTCCTCCGGCCGGTAGACCGTCTGCTTGAAGCCGGCGGCGTTGCGATGGCCGCCGCCGCCAAACATGGTTGCAATCGCGGAAACGTCGCGGCGCTCATCGGTGGATCGCAGGGACCAGTGACGGCTTCCGTCGGCGCCGATGTGGAAGGTCGCAGCAAAAGGCGCGTCAGGATGCGCGATCAGCAACTCGTTCCCGACGTCGCTGGCGAACTGGTAGGGAGCGTTGACCACCGGGACGTTGTGCCCGGCGATCTCCTCCCACCTGGTGGAGCGCAGAAGCTTCTCCACCGTCATCCGGTTGGCACGCAGAATGGCATGCCCCTCGTTGATAAGATCGGACGCGGAATGACGCCAGCGGCCCCACGTCTCGAAATCCATGGGGTAGCTCTGCAGCGCCGCGCAAACCGCCCGCGTGGTGTCGCCCATGCGGAACCGCCAGAGGTCGCGGTCCTCGATGAAGGCCAACAGGTCCGGCATGCGATATGGCCCGCCCTGAGAGGCCAATTCCCACGCCATGGATGCGCCCGAGCGCTCCATGTCGAAATAGGCAACAATCGGCGGCTTGTCGTCGCTGATGCAATCCGCAAGATGCTGATAGCAAGAATCGATATCGTGCTTATTGCGCAGGAACGGCGCCAGTTCGGCCTCCGCAGTTTTGTGGTGATCCAGCACCACGACGCTTGCCGCGCGCTGCGCCAACGCGACCAGGTCGGCGGCCGGCGCCGAGAAATCAACGAAGAGCACATGCTTGCCCTCAACGCCATCAAGCGGGAGCGGCTTGCCGTACCAGCCGGGGCGGAAGTCGCATGCCCACTTCAGGCTGATGGCCCACGCGGCACCAAAGCCGTCAAGGCAATCGCCGTGATAGATGCAGATCTCGGGACGATATTCAGGGATGATAGGCATCACTTGCGGCCCTCCGCTGCGGTTTGGATAGCTGCGGCGCGAAAAGCTTCGGAGTGATCTACCTCCTCAATCAAGGAAACAAACTCCGCGTTTGGCACCTCCTGCTTCATCCACTGCAATGCTCTAAAGATCACGATGCTGGCACTGCCCGCGTAAGAAGCAATCGCCTTGCGGCCGATCTCCTGTGTCTCGGCGGACTTGATGGTGAGGGTAAACATTGCGCGCGGATCTTTGGGCACCTTCTGTCCCGGCGCAGAGGTGTTCGCCACCGTGGGCGTTGCTTGACGCAGGGTGAAGAACCCTTCGGCCGCAACGGTCGCATGCCCAAGCGCGGACGCGAGGCCCATAACGCTTTCCGAAATGGGCTTGCCGGAATATTGCGAGTGCAGGTGCGCCGCTGCCGTCAGCAGCATCATGATGCCGTCGGCCGGATCTTCGCCGGACGCCTTGCAGATGGCGCGCGTGCAGGATTCAATTGCCATGACACGGGCGCGAGGATCGTTGGGGACTGCCCCGTTAATGATGACTTCCATGGGTATTCTCCGATGAGTGTTAGGGTTCAGTGCAGGCCGGCGCAGGGCTCGAAACGCCCGGTGCCGTCATCGGCGACGACGAAGCGGAACGACGCCTCGTCGTCTGCCCACCAGTAGACGTGGAAGTCGTGCGTGCCCGGCCCGAGCGGCGCCATATTCTCGTCGCCATTGGCAATCGCCTCATCGAGGGTATCGACGAGCAAATTGATGTCGCCATGCAGGCAAAAGCAGTTTGCCTTCTCCGGCCATTCAGGCGCAGAGACGGTGCCGTCATCACCAATGGTGACGTTGAACCACCCGTAATGCTCATTGACGCCAAAAAGCATGATCTGGCCGTCTTCAAGCGGCGTGCGCCAGCTTTCATCCTGCTCATCAGGGTCCACCGGCATCATCATGAAGGTGCCATCCGGCATGCGGTGAACGAAGTCATTCACGTTGGCCAGCGGGCAGGGGATAATCTCGTCTATCCAGATGCCAGGCAGGTAGTGGGTTTTGTACTTGCCGGTCATGCCGCCATTCCTGCCGTTGAGAGCACAGAAATAATATCGTCCAGAGCCCACGCCAGGTTGGCAGGGCGCCGGCCATTGCTCCACGTTTCGTCAGCGTTAACAGGCATGACGATCAAAGCATCCCATGCCGTTTTCGTGCCACCATCGACAGGCAAGCTGTCGAGGTGAACCATCAGTTCAATGCGCGCGGTGACTTTTTTTGCTCGGGAAAAAAAACTCTCCATATTGGAGATAGCGTCCTGTGAATTATCAGCTTTGCAGCCAAGGAAGAGCCCAACAAGGCCGGCTTGAATGGCATTGAGGCCTGCGCCAAATTCTTCTGGCGGTTTCTGCAGCAGATCGACCACTCCGTCGACGCCAATTTTGTCGCATTTGTCCATCGTGCGAAGGACTTGCAGCTGTTGTGAACTGAGCGCGCTCATCTCAAAATCTCCTTGGGGAATGCGTGATAGGTGTTGCCGTCCAGGAGCGATCCAGACCGCTTCTTGCCGGCGCGATAGAACGTGCGCGTGTCGAAGCGCATCGTGGCGAATGGGTTCGGATCGGAGTGCAGTTCCTGCCGCTCGACCCGCGTGCGCCGCAACTCGTCGAGGAGATCAGCCGGGGCTTCCAGATCCGGCAACCACTCGCCCCACTGCTTGAAAAAGAAGGCGGTGCCGGATCTCGCCGCCCGGTCGCGGATCTGCTGCACCCAGCGTGGATGCGTAGGCCGTGCATGCTTGCCGCTTTCGCCGCCGACGATGCACCAGTCGATGTCAGTCAGATCCAGATCGGGTAGGGGCTCAAGCATCGGCTCGGCGCTGATGCCGACCCACGGGATGCCCAGGCGCTTCTTCAGGTCGCGCAGTTTCTTGACGTCGCGGCGCGCCTCGGCATTGGTGCAGATCGAGATCATCAGGCCGATGTGGGGCGGCCAGCCGCCGATCCGCCAGCCATCCGGCACGCGCTTCTCCACGTTGCCGATGCGCTTGGTGAGCATCTGGATGCGAAGGCGAGGCGCATCTTCAGCGCCGCGGCAAAGCGCCAACGTCCAGCTATCATCCACCTCGTTGTCAAAGACGTCGGACATGGACTGCATGAACACGCGGCGCGGGCGCCCGTGCTGCGATTCGAAAGTGTCGGCCGTGTTGTTCAACCGGCGCAGCAGGGCGGCGGCCCCTTTGATCGGCCGGCGCGGCGCACCTGGTCCCCAAAGGCCGTTGCCGCGAAACGCATTCCACGTCTCGGCATAGCAATTGTCGCAGCCGGGGGAGACCTTTGTGCAGCCCCACCAGAAGTTCACCGTGGCGTCGGTCCACTCGATTGCGGAGGTTTCAGCCATTGGCGATCTCCTGCAGCGGCGAGGCAATACCCTGTGCCAAGAATGCTGTCCCACCTTCGCGAACGAGGTTTTCATAAGCTTCAGGCCCAATCTCAACCATGAACTTCTGTGTCAGAGCCATTGTGTCGGTCTCTCCATGGCACCAGACGCGAATGCGCACTGCACTCATGAACGGATCGGCATAGAACTGAGCGCTATCGACAAGTTTGTCGCAAATCGCGCAGCGGATTGGAGGTAGCCGAATAGTGGTAAGGTCAGACATTGGATGGCACCTCTGTGGAGTGCGCGATCGTGATGCCCTTCTTCGTTCCACATTCCGTGCAGGCAGCATTCTGCATCGCTCCTGCGGCCAAGATCAGTGGCGCAGGAAGTTGGATTACGAAGAACACGTGCGAGCACTTCGGGCACTTGCCGTAAACGGCGCGGGTGTCAGTCATTGGACGGCACCTCGATGTGGTCGATGTTCCGCTTTTCGACGGTGAAGGTGTAGGCGGCCACCCAGGGGTTGGCGTCCCATGCGCTAGCGCCGTTGATGTGGTTCCAAAGGTCGGCGTAATAATCGACGGCTGAAATAGGGGATGCCATGACCCCGAACTCGCCGGGTACTGCGGAAAGTTCCCATTCCAGTGTGCCACCTGGAAGCTTGGCCACTACGGTCTTCGTCTCTATGCCTTCAGCAATCGCATCCGCTTCGGTGATGTCCTGCAGGCGCTCGACGCGCACGTCGGTGACGGTGAGTGTCAGGCGGGATGCCCAGCGCGGCATGTGGATCGACGGCCGGCTAGTCATGCTGCAATCATCGATCCATTCAGTGATTGGCGGGTCGTATTCGCGAGCGCTGACGATGGCACCGTCCGCTGCGTGCTTGAACCCTGCATCCCGCCACATATCCTCTCGGGTGGAAGGATTGTGGTCGTATGCCTCGCGCAACAGATGGCCGCTTTCACGCACCCATAGGCGGTCGCCCGGCATGAAGCGAAGCCGCACCTTGTGGTCGGCATCCGGTGTTTCGTATCCAAACACGGCAGTGAGACCCGGCGCATAGAGGCCAATCAGGCCCATATCCGGCATAGGCTGCGGCTTGACCGCTCGCCGCGTCTGCGTCTTGGTGCCGGCGAGCAAAGCGCGGACCATGGGGGCGCTGAATAGGATGGGGCGGTCGGTCATGCTGCGCTCCGATCAAACCGCACACGGCTCCCATCGGGGCAGACCATTTCAAGTTTGTCGGGAGCCCGCTTGCACTCTGCCTCGGCTTCTGCCCGTGTGTATTTGCCAGCGTGAATTTCCGATGTGGTGTAGCCGGAATAGTTCGAGCGGTAGAAAGCGCCGTCTGGCCGGTTGAGGATCATGAATGTCTGTTCGTTGCCAAACAGGATCTTCTTCAGGGTCTCGGCGCGCAGATAGTTCATGCGCTGCACCGCTGTTGCCAGTTCACTTTCCAGCCGGCCACGGCGCGCGCGTTCATTTCGCTTGGTGCGCAGATCCTGCGGAGGAGACAGATAAAGGCTCCCGCAGCTTTCGCTATGCAGCTGGCCGCCGGCGATCACCCACCACATATTGTTTAGGTTATAAAAGGCCTTGCCCCTGAAAATGCGGCCCTTACGGTCCACCATCCAGACCGTTTGGCCTTGCTCCAGAAGTCCATCCTTGGCTTGGCGGTTGTAATCAGACCTCCAGTGCGGACGACCCAGCGCCTTGTCTTTATGCCAGCTTTCCGCGTAGTCCTTTTCAATCCGGGCCATTGGCGCCATGTCACGCTCGATAGTGCGGGTAACTGTGACCGGTGCGATAGTTTCAAGCCAGGTGGTGATGCGCCGGAATTCCAGTTCCAGCCTGCGCTTGTCCATGGGATGCATGCGGCGCAACTTGTCGAAATCGTACTTCCGACCGTGGCGATTGATTTGCGGCGCAGTCGTTGACCAAAACTCGACTTCGACAACTCGGCCGTTCACGCGAATCCCGCAACGAAGCGTACCCCAAGCGCCAAGCCGGCTTGTGGGGCTCAAGCAGCTGTGTCTGCGGCGCACGTCAGGATTTTGATGGACCGACCAGCCCCGCGCGCGCATCTGGCGGATAAGCTCGCCATAAACGTCGGTGCGCAGCGTCGGATCGTTCGGATTATCCTGCCATATGCCAATCGTTGCGTCGTGAATTCGAATGGAAAGGGGCTGTCTCACGAGCGCTTCTCCCGGGCATCCAGCCGCTTGCGCAGCCGCTCATTCTGGCGGCACAGATTGTCGATGCGCTTCCGTGCCGCCGTGCCAGCGCCATTGCCGGACGTCAGCCGGAATACGATGACGACGAGGAGGATCAGCGCCGCCCACCAGCCAGACATGCCGACAAGCCAGAACTGCACGGCATCATAGCTGCAGGCCTGCGCCGCGCGGCCGAACGTGGCGGCATTGGCCTGCGTTGGCGCGTAGATGATCACGAGGATGATGAGGATCATGCCGATAATCCCCAGGGTGTAGTTGCGGGTGTTGTTCATGAAGATTGTCTCCATCGGTTCGGAAACCCCCGGCCGCTGGCCCAGCCGGGGAAATCGGAGCCGATCAGCGGCCGAAGCGGCCGACGGCAAAACCAATCCCGAACAAGGCGAGACTTGTTGCCATGTCGAACAGCGCGCCGAAGAGGACGAACTGAAGCGCGAGAAGGGTGATGCCTGCGGACGCTGCCGCTATGATCTTGCCGCCCATGTCAGACGTCGTAGCTTGCGAGGTTGAGGCCGAGGCGCTGGGCGATGTTGCCGAGCACCAGCTTTTCCTGCGGGCTGATGCCGCCATGGTCGGCCACGTCCAGCGCCGACAGCAGGACAGTTTCAGCCAATTCGGAATCGTTGGCGACGTCCTCGACTTCCTTGTAAAGCCCGGCACGGCCCACGCGGCCACCCTGCGCGCGCTTCAGCATGGTGTCGGCGACCCGCTCGATCTCCGGCGCCTTGAATGCGGCCGACAGGCTCGCGTTGGACGAGATCGCCTTGATCGTCTGTGCCACTTCCGCATCCGAGATATCGCCGTCTGCGGCGGCAATCAGCGCGCAGGAGGCGCATACCGCCTCGAGGAAATCCTTGCGGCCGGAAAACTTGTTCACGCTTCCGGTCATCTTGCTCTTGAGTGCTGCAAACATTCTGTTTCTCCAGTTGAGATGGAACCATCCGTTCCGCATGCCGCCGACACAAAGGCCGGCGGACAGCGCAGCGGGTGTTTCAGGCGGTGGCCGCGTCCGTGTGGCCGGCAATCGTCTTGGCCATGTTGATGATCTGCCGGCGCGCGACCGCGTTGGGGATGGCAGAGACGGCGCGCAGCAGGTCCATGCCTTCGCTTGTCAGCGCATAGCTCATTGCGGGTTCCGGCTCCGGTGCCGGTGCTGCACCGGGAACGCCCGGGTTGCCTTCGAAGAAATAGGCGGCATCGACCTTCAAGATGTTGGCAATCGCCTGCAGGCGTGATGCGCCGACGCGGTTGGTGCCCTTCTCGTATTTCTGGATCTGCTGGAACGTGATGCCGAGACCTTCGGCAATCGTCGTCTGCGACATGCCCAACTGTGTGCGGCGCTGGCGAATGCGCATTCCAACATGAACATCAACGGGTTGCGAACGCTTCTTCATGGGTCTATCGAGCATGTGTATCTCCTTTGGTTGCTGACAGGGATGAGGTGCGGGCAGCGGCGATCGAACGCATTTGCCGGCCGGTGTAGGGGTTGCGATGAAAGCGCGTCGGCTCACACTTCGCCTGGTCGAAAAGGAACCAGGCGTAGTTGATCCTGCTGGCGTGCTCAGTATCGGGGAACCATTTGACGCGACCGATCGTCACGACGTCGGTGCAGATCCGCATGAACGGCCCGGAGCGCTCGCCGAATAGAAAGCGATCTTCAAGCAGCAACCACGTCGGCGCGATGGTGACAAAGCGCTGAATGAGGGGCTTGAGCAGCTTCCACTTATAGGGCGGGTTGGTGATGATGCGATCGACCACCAGCTGTTCCAGTTCCGGATCGTTGAGCGCATCAACGCCCTCGGCGATGTCGCCGGAGTGGATGCAGAGCGGCCCGTGGCTTTCGACATGGGCAACAAGTTCCCCATCGCCCTTGCACGGCTCCGCAAACGTGCGCACGCCGGCAAGAAAAGGGGCGAGAGGTAGTGTCGCGCTGAAAGGCGTAAAATACCGGTCACCGGCAACGCGGGGAAAATCTGAGTACATGCCCATTATGCCGCCTCGCTGGAATAGATCGTGGCGAGCAGCGCCAGGCGATTGCCATGGGAGAGATTGTCAATGATGGCCCGGCCGACGGGCGGGAGCGGTTGTCCCCGCATCCAGAGGCGGATTGCCGCCGGCTCGTTGCCGGCATCTGCCGCAAGCTCGTCTTCGAAGTTGGCAATGGCTTCTTCGAACTCGTGCTCAAAGTCGGGCTCGGGCTCGGCGACATCGCTTGTCTCGACGCACATTGGCCGGCTGCAGCAGTCTTCGAAAATTCCCGAATAATCGGTCCAGCCGCAAAATGCGCATGTCGCCTTGGTGATAGCGCACTCAGCGGGATCAGGGCGTAATGGCTGGGCTGCTTCAGGCAGGTCGCCGTCGAGCTTGCCGCAATGGGAGCATGTGCGCCCATGGTGCATGAAATTACCGCATTCGCAGGTGGTGAAAGCTCCGATGGACATCGCGCACCTCACCGGATCATGGTGTAGTGGCAGGTATCGAGGCTCGCGTGCTTCAGGCACGTCGCCATCGAACTGTCAGGCAGGCACAGGCAAGCAAGCGCGAGCGCGCCTACGCAAAATGCGGCGATTTTCATAACACAGCCCTTTTAGACCTTCCCGGGTAGTCTCGCCGACGCAAGAAATTCACCGGGCTCAAGCGCTGTGATCCAGCGCGCTACCACACGACTGCGTTTCACGCCGCCGTTTGTGTGAATGATAGTTGCACCAAATGCACCAGATGTAAAGAAAAAATGATGCATGAAACGCAACATTTTGCACAAATAAAAAAGCCCCAACTACGGGGCTGCATTCCACCTTTTATGGGAATATTTCAGTTTTTTGGGAAAAGGAGCCCGAAATTCGCAAGCGCAGAAAACACGCATGTTAGTTTGCTTTCGTTTCCCATCTCTTCGCAATCAGCCATGGCTCCAGACTGCTTCAGTGCCGACAGGCGCTTGTTGTACTCGGTTCTTGAAATTCCGAGCCGCGAGGCGTCTCGATGCGACTTTTCTTCTGCCTCCACCATGTCAACCTGGTCTAAGCGATATTTTCGCAGATCGCTGCGCGACAAAAAATGCATGTCTTCTGGCGGAGTGGAAAACATGTCGTCTGATAACGATATGGGGATATTCATTTCTTTGAAATATTCGCCGGAGAGGATTTCAATCCTTCGCAGCTCCTCGCCAGCCTCAATATCCGACGCAGCGTCAATGTATGGGCGGTGAATTCCAACTTTGTCATTGGGCCACCGAGCCACGCCGCCCGCGAGCACATAAACGCACGCACTCAAGCACTCCCCGGTCACGGACACCGAAAGTCGCTCTTGGCGCGCCCAGCGCCCGATTGTCATAGCCTCCACCACCGAGCCTCCGGGCGAGTTGATTATCAGGGGGTACGCGCCATTTTCCGTCTTTCGACCAGAAAACTCAAGCGCGGCAGCTGCGGCGTCACCGCTCTGTATAGCCCCGCGCAGCACCAGAAAACCGTCATACGGGAAACACTCCGCTGGGCGGCACTCCGAGAGCGATACTTCTGCCGCCATGGCTGGCGTGCCCGCGATGAGACAAATCAAGACGGCAGCAATCTTTGTAATCACTTCAATCTCCTGTTGCCCTTTTCACTGACAGCGGCGCCAATTTCTTTGGGGTTTTCTCGGAAAAATATCTTTAAAACCTCTATTGCGGCTTCCTTCTGCTCTTCTGTCTTGTCGCGGAAAAATTTGGCAAGCCAGTCATCGTCAGGGTGGCGGAATATCGCCGCCACTTCCACTCCGAAAAGGTTCGCCAGAGGCTCAAGCCATCTCTCAGAGGGAATGGTGCCGGCGAACCACCTGGACACCAAGCTGCGATCTGCGCCAATCTCACGGGAAATATCAGCTCGCGTAAGGTGTCGATGTGACGCCCACTCCGGAATGTAGTGATTTTTTGTTGTTTCATTCATTGGGGTAAATGTGCCGTTGCAATACGCGCAACTTAACATTCGGGCGACGACGGTTCGATAGAATGAAATGCACCAAGGTATATTGCCATGTGGTGCGTTTCATGCAACATTCCGCGTCATGACGAAAGCGCCCCGCAACAACGATGTCGACACACCCTTGATCCGCTTTAGGCGGGAGCGGGGAATGAGCCAAATCATGTTTGGCGCGATGTTCGACCCGCCCGTGAATAAAAGCACCGTATCCCGTTGGGAGGCCAACGGGGTACCTCTTGAGCGTGTCATCGAGGTTGAGAAGGTTACTGGCGTTCCGCGTCAAGAGCTTGCTCCCGATATGTTTGCAGTGGAGGCGTCATGAACGCCCAGTTCTCCCTCCCTCTCCAAAGTTTCAGCGGTCCTCGTCCGCTGGATAAGCCGGCCTCCTCGTATTGCGTTGCCGGCGCCTTCACACCCCCGCCCGCGAAAGCAGACGCGCTCTCTCGTTTCTGCCGCAGCGTTACGCGCTTTCTTCCGCGCTTTGGCCGGCAGGCCATGATCGGGTATCCCCGTGTCCGCAACACGCCCCTGATTGCCCTGCCGTCCAACGCCGCTCGCCCTTTCGGCTTCTGCGAGATCGAAACCCCACGATTTCAAGATGCCGCAAAGGGCGGGCGGGGGTCTGCCTCTTCCTTCCCGCAAGGTTGCGGGAAATTTGCCGCGTTCACCCGAGACGGCCTCGTCGACTGGCTGCGCCAGGAATACCCGCGCTCAACCTGCCAGAACGTTGAGGCAGAGACAGGGATTCCGGCGGCCACGGTCGAGAACTGGCTGATCGGGCGTTCGCGGCCGACCGTCGATCACTTCGTGCGGCTGATCTTCGTCTTCGGGCCGGCGCTGTTGCAGACGTCTGTGACGCGCCCTGCCGGGTGGATGGAGCGCGCTGCGCAGACGGAACGCGCACTGGAGCTTGATCAGGAGATCGAGCGTCTTCGCCTCGAGCGCGACAAACTGCGGCAGGTGGCGCGATGAAACAGCAGAGTGACAGCATCAAGCGGCTCATTTCCAAGGCCGAACAGGCGCAACTGGATGACGCGATGGCGCAGGCGCGCACCCGCGAAATGTCCGTTGACGCAATCCGCAACAGCCTACGTGGTCAGATCCAGAGCAAGATCTGGTGGCTCAACACGTTCGGCCAAGGCCCCCGCGCCCGCCCGGCACACGAAGTGCAGAACACACGCATCGCACTCTCGGCCCTCGTCCACGCCTATGACATGGCGCTTCCCAGGCGCAGGGGAGCCGGCGATGCAGATCACCCACGGTGACGGATATTTCACGCCGGAGCGCGTCACCTATCACGCGGTGACACGCTACGTGCAGCGTGTTCTTTTCGTTGCCGCAGAAGGCACCTTTGAGGACAGGCAGGAAGAGGCCGCAGCACATTGCGCGGCGGCCGGCACGTCGATCGAAGAGGTTCGCGCCGTCATCTGGACACCCTTTGTCTGCCAAGCCATCAAGCTTGGCCTTCGCAACATATGGACCCGGCAGTTCGGGATCCGTGTTTCCGACAATTTCAGCGTCATCACCGTCATTGAGCCGCGCCTTCGGCCGCACCAGCGCCTTCGCGTGATGAGCGAGAACGAAGCTCACCAGAAAATCCGCCGGATCGCCCGACGGATCAAACAGCAGCACCCCAACGAAGGAACATACGATGACTGATACTGCCAATGGCGTTGCCCGCGACCAGCTCCGCGCCTTTGTCGAGCGCATCGAGCGTCTGGAAGAAGAAAAAAAAACAATCGCCGACGACATTAAGGACGTCTATGGCGAAGCCAAATCCATGGGCTTTGACACGGCCATCCTGAAGCGCGTCATCGCGTTGCGCAAGAAGGACGATCAGGAGCGCGCCGAGGAAGATTTGATCCTCGACACGTATCTGGCAGCACTCGGCATGATCGTTGCCGACGAAGCGGAGGCGTGATGCGCAATGAATATGCAATTGCCTTCTCTATTCGCCGGAATGGTGCCTTCCGATCTCCACGCGGCCAACCATCCGCACGCGGCACGGGTTTCTGAAAGGCTCTTTCGCGCCGATCCTCTTCCCAATTTTGGTCCCGGCGATTTTCAGTGCTTCGCCTTCAGCCCGGATTGCAAGGGGTACAGCAAACCCGCCGTAGGAGAGGCAGCATGAACGCGCATATTCCGACGCTTTTCGCAGGTACCATTCTGGCGGGCCTTGCTCTCGCCGCACCCGCTGGCCGCCCGCTGATCATCGACAGTTTTGCCGGCGGCGGCGGGGCTTCAACCGGCATCGAGCAGGCGCTTGGCCGCTCGCCGGATTATGCCATCAACCACAATGAATGGGCGCTGCGCCTGCATGAGGTGAACCATCCGGACACGATCCATCTTTCGGAAAATGTCTACAGGATCGACCCGCTTGATCACCTCCGGGGCAAGCATATCGGGCTCGCCTGGTTCTCTCCCGATTGCAAACATTTTTCCAAGGCCAAGGGCGGCAAGCCGGTGGAGCGCAACATTCGCGACCTCTGCTGGATCATTCCCGGCTGGATAGAGCGCATCCAGAATAGCGGCGGCAAGGTGGATGTCGTCATCATGGAGAACGTGGAAGAGTTCAAGGATTACGGGCCGCTGATCGAGACGCCACGCGGCCTGATGCCGGATCCGGACAAGAAGGGCGAAACCTACCGGAAATGGTGCAAGACCATTCGCAAGCTTGGCGGGCGCATGGAAAGCCGGGAACTGCGTGGACGGAATTTCGGCGCGCCGACCATCCGCAAGCGGCTGTTCATCATCATCCGTTTCGACGGGCAGAAGATCGTCTGGCCGAAGGAAACCCATGGCGCACCTGATGACAGGGATGTAATTGCCGGGCGCAAGCAGGCATGGCCCATCGTGGCCGATTACCTGGACTGGAGCATTGCCTGCCCGTCGATCTTCGATACGGCGGACGAGATCTGGCAGAAGCACCAGCTGCGGTCTGTGCGCCCGCTGGCCGATAACAGCCATGCGCGGATTGCGCGCGGGTTTGACCGGTATGTGCTGAAGGCGAACCGGCCATTTCTTGTGCAGATCGGCTATGGCGAGCGGGAAGGGCAGGCGCCTCGGTGCATGAGTGTCGACAAGCCTATCGGCACCATTGTCGCAGGTGCGGTCAAGCATGCGTTTGTGGGGCCGCATGTGATGACGATGCGCAACGCGCAAAAGCCCTATGTCAGCGTTGACGAGCAGGCGCATACGGTGACCGCTGGTGGCGCGCATCAGGTGCTTGTTGCCCCGGTTCTCACCTATGCGCAGCAGGGTGGCGCAAACCGGCCTATCGATGGGCAGGCGCAGACGATCACGGCCAGCGACAAGGACCAGAACGCGGTTTTCTGCGGCTTCATGGCGCAGGCGAACAATGACATCAGGCGCATTGGCGGCGTGAACCCCGGCAGGCCACTCGACGAGGCGGCCTCGACCATTACGCAATCCGGCAGCCAGCAGCAGCTTGTTTCCGCCTATGTGGCCCGCCAGTTCGGCACCTCGACCGGGCATGGCGTGGATGAGCCTTCGGCCACCATCATGGCGGACGGGCAGGGCAAGAGCCAGCTGGTGATGCCCTACCTGCAATCCTATTACGGGAAGGGCGATGGCGGGCGTGAGGACGAGTCCTGCCGCACCGTGACGTCGCGGGACCGGTTCGGGCATGTTGCGGCAACCGTCAGCGTGCCGCCCTTCACCGAAGCGCAGGCGGGCCGCGCGCGGCAGGTGGCGGACTTCCTGCGCGCCCATGGCGTTTGGGATGAACGCGAGTTCGTGACGCTTGAGGTGGATGGCGTGACCTTCGTGGTGGTCGATATCGGCATGCGGATGCTGACGCCGCGCGAACTGTTCAACCTTCAGGGTTTCCCGCCCGATTACAAGATCGATGGTTATTTCGATACGGCGCGCACCGGACGCAATGGCGGGCCGCTGTGGGTGCCGTTCTCCAAATCCGTGCAGGTCAGCTGCGTTGGCAACAGCGTGTGCCCGCCGGTGGCGAAAGCTCTGGTGGCGGCCAATTGCGGCCACCTGGCGGTGCAGGAACAGAAGGTGGCGGCATGACCATGGATACCGGATACTGGAACGAAGAAAATACCGCCAAAGCGATGAAGCTTTGGACGGACGGGAAGAGCGCCAGCGATATCGCCCGCGAAATGGGCGGGATCTCGCGCAATGCCATCATTGGCAAGATGCACCGCATGGGCATCACAGAACGTGGCCCCGCTGCCGAGAAGCCGTCGGTGCCGCGCGTAGAGCGCCCGGCGCCCGTCCGGCAGGTCAACAAGTTCAACAGCCTGCCGCGCCTCCTGCCCAAGCCTGCAGCTGCCCCTCTTCCTGCGCCCGTTGTTCATGCTGTGCCGCATGCAGGCGCTCCCGATGTCGAGCGTTTGAAGCTGTACCAGCTGAAGGACAATCAGTGCAGGTGGCCCGTGAGCGGGGAGAAAGAGCACATGCTGTTCTGCGCCGGCTCCACCGCTCCTGTTGACGTCTACTGCAAGTACCATGCGCGGCTTGCCTACAGCCCGCGTGTGGACAGAACGATCAGGAAGGCATCCACATTATGAGTGATGTCCGCGAGGCTGACATTCAGAAGGCTGTCGTGGATCGCTGGCGCACGATAGGCCTTCCGGGCACGTTCATCGGCGCCATCCCGAACCAGCGTGCGTTCGGGCAACCAGGCCTGACGGCGGGGCTTCCTGATCTGATCCTGATCGGACCGCCGCGGCTGCACGGATACCTTGAACTGAAGACGACGACGGGCAAGCTTTCCGGGCCGCAGAGAGAGTTTCAGTCTCTCTGCATCGCGCGCGGAATCCCCTTCTACGTCACCTATGGTCTCGATCAGGCAATTGCGCTGATTGAGGACCTTGGCATCGTGAGGAGGGCAGCGTGAGCAATCGTGCCTGGATGCCACTCCACATCGGGGATTACCTCGCCGACACGGGCCACCTGACGGCGACGGAGCATGGCGCATACCTGCTGCTGATCATGCACTATTGGCAGAACGGCCATCTGCCCGAGAACGAGCGGCTTATAGCCCGCATCGCCAAACTGAACGCCGAGCAGTGGGACGAAAGCCGCGATGTGCTGGCGATGCTGTTTGGCCCGAACTGGCAGCATCGTCGCATTGATGCCGAGCTTTCAAAGGCTGACGACATCATCGAGAAGCGGCGCGCGGCAAGCAATGCTCGATATGCAAAGCACGAGAAGAGCAAGCCTAATGCAAATGCACTGCATGTGGATAGCAAATGCAGTGATACGCGCGTGCCACCTTTAACCGACAACATAGATACATCCTCACTTCGTTCGGATGTTTGCCCGGAGCCGAAATCGGCCCCGGCCTCGCCGACGGTGATCGAGCTTCCGGCTACGCAGGATCAGCAGGTAGCGATCACCGCCGCCGACATCGCCGAATGGGCCAAGGCTTTCCCAGGCGTTGACGTGCCCCTGAAGCTTCAGGGCATCCGGCAATGGCTTCTGGCCAACCCGAAGAAACGCAAGACCGTCAGGGGGATGCGGACCTTCGTCGTGCAATGGCTGATGCGCGATCAGGACAGGGGCGGGATGACGCGCCACACCGGGCCGCCTGCGCCGACCCCGCACCAGCAACGGCACCAGGCCGCAGTTGACGCTTTCGCCCGCCACGGCAAACCAACAGGAGCATCCGATGACGAATTTGCCGGCACCACAATCGACCTCGCAGACCGAGATTTCCGCGCGCACTGAGCGCCTTCCGACAGCAACCAACGCCGACGTTTCCGACGCCATCAGATCGTTGCTGGCCGCCGGAATGGTCCTGCCATCCTCGATCGACCCGCAGCAGGCCCCGGCCGTCTACGCCTTCGCGCTTGCTGGCATTCCCGCCCCCGCCCTGAAGCGCACGGTCGCAAAGCTGATCCGTGGTGAGTACGAGGGCGTCAACCCGGATTACATCCCGCGGACGGCCCAGCTTGCCAGCCTCGCCCGCGCAGAAGCCCGCACCATGGCCAACGATCTGGCACGCGAAAAGCTCAAGGCCGCATCCATCGCGCCTCCCAAGCCCGAGAAGAAATCGCCCGAAGCCATTGCCCGGGTTCGCGCGTTGATCGCTGGCGTCAGGGGCCGGCATGACGTCTCCGCCCTCTGCAGCGCGGATACGAACCCGAAAGGAACCGGCTAATGGCGCCACGCAAGGCACAACCAGCCACGACGCCAAAACGTGCGCCTGCAAAGGCCAAGGCGAAGCCAGCAGTCGCTGACGAGAAGACGACGAAAGCCGCCAAGCCAAAGGCGGCCAAAAAGCCCGTTGCCAAGGCAAAGCCGAAGGCGCCGGCCAAGCGCAAGCCGCCCAAAAAGCCAAGGTTGCCAGTCGTCGTGCAGAACCTCGGCGGGCGGCCATCGTCGTTCGACGTGAAGATGATCACCCAGGCCGAGAAACTGGCAAAGCTTGGCGCCACCGATCTGGAAGTGGCGCAGTTCTTCGAGGTTTCGGTGCGCACGCTCTATCGCTGGAAGATCGAGAACGACGATTTCCGCGCCGCGATGGAGATGGGCAAGGAAGCCGCAGACGCCAAGGTGGAGCAAAGCCTGTTCCGCCGTGCCGTCGGCTATTCGTTCGACAGCGAGAAGATCGTCGTGGTCGACAAGGAAGTGGTTCGGCTAGACACCATCGAGCACGTGCCGCCGGACACAAAGGCAGCGCTGGCATGGCTGTACAACCGCCGGCCGGCAGAATGGCGCACCACGCAGCACCACAAGCATGACGTCGCGCCGGAATCCCCGCTCGCCCAGTTCCTGCGGGAAATTTCCGGCAACACGATCGAGCCAGTTCATGAGGAGCGCAATGACGCCGGGCATTCGTCTATTTTGCCGGTAGATGACGACGATGTATGAGCATCTCGCAGCCATGTCTGAGCAACAGCTTATGGAAAAGCTGAAGGACCAGTGGTGGCGGCTGCGTAACCTCTATTACATCCTCGACAAGGATGGTGAGACAGTCCTGTTTAAGCCCAACCGGGCGCAGGAACGCCTCCTCAAGCGGCTTTGGCACCGTAACATTGTGCCCAAGGCGCGCCAGCGCGGGTTCTCGACGCTGATCCAGATCCTGATCCTCGACGCATGCCTGTTCAAAGAGAACCAGAAGGCGGCCATCATCGCCCAGGACGCATCAACAGCGTCTAAGATTATGCGCAACAAGATTGAGTTTGCGTATGAGCGTTTGCCGTGGGTGATCCGAAAGGCGGTGCCGATTACGACGGACAACGTGACGGAAAAGGCGTTCGCCAACGGTTCGTCAATTCAGGTCTCCACATCGGCCCGCGGCGATACGCTAAACTGGCTGCACGTCTCCGAGTTTGGCATTATCTGCTTTGAAAGCCCGCGCCGCGCCGAGAAAATCATCACTGGTGCGCTCCCCGCTGCCGCGCAGGGCATTGTCTTTATCGAAAGCACAGCAAAAGGCCGCGCCGGCGCCTACTACAACATGGTGATGACGGCCAAGGCCAATGCCGAACTCGGCAAAAAGCTGGGGCGGCTCGAATATCGTTTGCACTTCGCCAGCTGGTGGGACGCAGACGAATATGAGACAGAGCCCGAAGGCATCATCATCACGCCGAAGGACCACAAATACTTCGACGAGCTTGAGGCGCTGATCGGGCATCCGATCTCGCTGCGCAAGCGCGCCTGGTATGTCGCCACCCGCCTCAACGACTTCTCTGACGACGAGGAGAAAATGTGGCAGGAGCACCCGTCAACGGTCGAGGAAGCGTTCAAGGTTGGCACGGACGGCCTGATCCTCGGAAAGCAAATTTCCATCGCGCGCCAGCAGAACCGCATCACGCGCGTGCCATATCGCCCGGAACTGCCGGTCAACACATTTTGGGATATCGGCGTCGGCGACGACATCGCCATATGGTTCCACCAAGCGGTGGGGCTGATGGATCATTTCATCGGCTATTTCGAGTGCTCGGGCGAGCCTTACTCGTACATCATGGCAGAGTTCCAACGGCGCGGTTACGTCTACGGTCATCACTGGTTACCGCACGACGCTGCGCACCGTCGCCCGGGCGCCATGGTCATAGAAACACCCCAGCAAATGATTGAAGGCCTTGGCCTTCGCAATGTTCACATCGTTGAGCGCACTCCCGACCTGATGGCCGCAGCCATGCCCGCGCTCAAAGAGGATTTCGTCAACTACGTGTTCGACGAGGAAGGCTGCAAGGACGGCCTCATCCACCTCGAAGGTTATACCAAAAGCTGGAACGAGAATATGGGCGTGTGGTCCGACACGCCGAAGAAGAACGGCCACCAGCACGCCGCCGACGCACTGCGCCAGAAGGCACAGGCCCGCGAGGAGGTGCGCCGCCTTGCGGTCACCGGCGGGCGGAAAACAATCCCCACGCGCCGCAACAGAAGCGGCCTTGTCGTTTAAACACAGAAAAAGGATGCGATCATGACACCAGATCTAGATCTGACACGCGCGCAATGGACAAAAACGCGCGAAGGCGTTACAGCTATTGGCACCTGGATACGGATCGAAAAGAGTTTTCGTCCGTGCATGGTTCTTATCCCCGCGGGCAGGGAGAAAGACGAGAGGATGCGACCTTGCGTTATCACGCAGGATCGCGCCTGGATTTGGGACGATAGGATCGGAGATCCTGACCAATCCGCCCCGCTTGCAATGGATTTTGCGCACACACTCGGCCTCTCGGCAGAAAACCCCCGCACCGTCATTCGGCTCGCGATGTTCATCTGTGACATGCTCGGCGATCTTCTCACAATTCCTCCCTACCAGGCGGACAACCGCAATGCCGTGGCCGACGCCACGTTGTTCGACGGGGATACAGGGGAAGTGCTGCGTGAGACCGAAATTTTCGACGGATGACCATATCTGCGGGGCGACCGCCTGATGTTCGACCTTCGCGCCGATGACGGATCAGTCCGCAAGAAAAAATACGACAGCCCGATTCCCGCAGATGGCGTCCCAATGGAACGCCCTCTGGCGGGAAACAAGCTCGACAGCGCGCAGATGCAAAGCCTGCACGGTCGGTTACTCGACATCTGGCAGCGGGAAGTTGATCGGCAGGCAGACAACCGCCGTTCCATGGCGATCGACGAAGATTTCTACGACAACATTCAGTGGACCGAAATTGAGGAGCAGGTGCTGCGTGATCGCGGGCAGGTGCCTCTCGTCTTCAACGTCGTCGCGACCACGCTGGACTGGGTGATCGGCAGCGAAAAGCGCGCCCGAACCGATTTCAAGGTGCTGCCGCGCCGCAAGGAAGATGGCGAGCCGGCACGGCGCAAGTCCGAACTGATGAAATACCTGTCTGACGTCAACAGGACAGGGTTTGAAGTCAGCCGTGCGTTCGAAGACGCAGCCAAGGTCGGCCTCGGCTGGATGGAGGATGGCTGGCAGGGTGACGACGAGGGAGAGCCCATTTACGCGCGCTATGAGAACTGGCGCAACATGATCTATGACAGCAGCGCCACGCAGCTGGATCTTGAAGACGGTCGCTACATCGGCCGCAGCAAATGGGTGGATCTGGACGTGGCTTGCGCCATGTTCCCCAAGCGCAAGGCGCTTCTTTCCCGCTCCGTTGATGACGCAAACTCCTATCACAGCCTCGACACTTATGGCGACGAGGTGATGGACCAGATCGAAATCGAGAATGAAGGGCAGGGAGAGAGCGGGCAGGTCTCCAGCCACATCACCGGCTATCAGCGCCAGCGCACACGAATCATCGAACTGTGGTTCAAGCTTCCGGTTCAGATGGAACGCATGCGCGGCGGGATGTTTCAGGGCGAGGTCTATGACCCCTATTCTCCGGGGCACTTGGACCAGGTGGAGCGCGGCGAAGCCGAGGTGATCAAGAAGCCCGCCATGCGCATGTACGTCGCGCTGTTCACCACGAATGGCATGCTGTGGTTGAGCCAAAGCCCTTATCGGCATAACCGGTTCCCGTTTACCCCGGTCTGGAACAAGCGCCGTGGGCGTGACGGCTTGCCGTATGGCATCATCCGCAACATTCGCGATATCCAGATCGACATCAACAAGCGCGCATCGAAAGCGCTGCATATCCTCTCCACGAACAAGGTCATCATGGACGATGACGCGGTCGACGATATCGACAAGTTCATTGAGGAGGTTTCCCGCCCGGATGCAGTGATCGTCAAGAAAAAGGGATCAGAACTGAAGATCGACGCCGATCGCGATCTGTCCCAGTACCACCTCGAAATGATGTCGCGAAACATCCAGATGGTGCAGCAGGTCGGCGGCGTCACCGACGAAAACCTTGGCCGCTCCACCAATGCAGTTTCCGGCGTGGCTATCACCGCCAGGCAGGAGCAAGGCGCGCTAGCCACCGCGCACCTTTTTGACAATCTGCGGCTGGCCCAGCAGGTGCGCGGCGAGAAGCAGCTATCCCTCATGGAGCAGTTCATGGGCGAGAAAAAGCAGTTCCGCATCACGAACCAGCGTGGCAGCGCGGAATATCCGACCATCAACGACGGCATGCCCGAAAACGACATTGTGCGCTCCAAGGCCGATTACGTGATCTCCGAGGAGGATTGGCGCGCGTCCGTGCGGCAGGCGCAGGTGGCAGAATTGCTCGACCTGTTGGGCAAGCTTGCCGGCGTTGCGCCGCAGGTGGTCATGGTGAGCCTCGATCTCATTGTCGAAAGCATGGACATCCCCAGCCGCGACGAACTGGTGAAGCGCATTCGGCAGGTCACTGGCATGGTGGACCCTGATGCGGATGAGAACGATCCGGAACAGATCGAGCGCAAGCAGGCGGCCGGCCAGCAGCAGCAGATGCAGTTGCAGCAGATCATGACCGAACTGCGCGCGTTGACCGCGAAGGCGGCACGAGATGAGGCCGCCGCCCGTGAACTGGATGCGCGTGCGGCCAAGGTCAACACCGAATCGCAGCGCACCGCCGTCGAGACAGCGGCAGCGGCGGCAATAGCCCCCAATACCGCAGATATGGCCGACGCCATGCTGCACGAGGCCGGTTACGTCTCGCGCACGGAAGCCGAGCAGCGCGCAGCGCAGGCGGCACAGCAGCAGCAGGCAATGGCAGAACAGCAGGCACAACAACAGCAACCCGCACCGGGCGGCCAGGCGGCACCGGAGCAAATTGGACTTGGATGAGGGATTGATCATGGCGGCCAAGAAGTGGACCGAAGAGGAGCTGGCGCTACTCACCGACGATGAGCGCGAGGGCATGCTCGAAGACGACGAAGGCGGCGACGATGACGGCGGTGAAGGCGCCGCCGAGGATGACGGCACAGCCGCCGCCGCAGACGATGAAGACGGCGACGATGACGGCGAAGGCAATCAGGCGGCCGAAGGTGATGCCGCTGCGGCGGTCGCCGATGCCGCAGTTGTGCCCGATCTCGAACCCGATGCGGCAGAGGAAGAAGACGAGCCCCTTGAAGACGACGAGGTGCCGGGCTGGATCCTGCATCAAAACATCGCGGAAAAAGCGGCGGCGCTGAAAGCCCAGCGGGCCGAGATTGCAAAGCAGTTCGATGACGGCGAACTGTTGGGCAATGAGTTTTTGCAGAAAATGGAAGCCCTTGCCGACGAGCAGCGCGCAATCGACACGCAGCAGATCTCGGCCGACATCGAGAAGAAGCATGCGCTCAAGAGCTGGGGCGGCGCGGTCAAGGCTTTCACGACCGCTCATCCGGAATACGGCCCGGATTCTCCGCTGCGCGGTTTGCTTGACGTTGAGGTGCGCAAACTGCAGGCGAGCGTCAACAACCCGACCAATCCGGCGCTGCTTGAGCGTGCCCACAAGGCCATCCAGAAGACGGTCGCTGCAGCCTATGGCGTTAAGCCGGCAGAACCCGCAGCCAAGCCGACCGACAAGAAGGCGGCAGCAACGGCTCTCAAGAAGCGGCCGGCGCCACCGCCGACACTGGCATCCGTGCCGGCGTCCGATATCAGCGAGGCGGATGATGGCGGCGAATTCGCCTATCTCGATCGCCTGGCCGAGAAAGACAGCGTGGGATTCGAGCGCGAGCTTGCCAAGCTGGAAAAATCCAACCCGGCAGCGCACGAGCGCTACCTGCAACAGGGCTGACGCACGATGCTGATCCTCGAAATGAAAATGGGACAAATTTTGGTTCTCGAAGGCATCGGGGAAATTACGATGCATGAGAAGTCAGGCCGGCGTGTTCGGCTGGCAATTGACGTGCCAAAAACGCAGGTTGTGCGCATTCAGAAACCGGGCGCAGTTGTGCCTGCGGAGCCGGTTGCGAGCACGCCGGCCCATCCGGTCGAGGATTGGTAGTTCTGGCAGTCCAAAAGGGGAGCGGCGGGGAAGCGTGGGCGGCAGCGATGCCGCCCACGTTGCGTTTATGGTGCGATTTCAGGTGGTTGTGGTGGGTGGTTGATGTGGAGGGTGAGAATGGAGCGGCGAACGCGGTTTTGCGAGCAGAAACATGCCGGTCAAAGGCGTTGAGATTGGCCGCCGCATCGGTTAGAGTGCAGCCATCTCAGGCGCTGGATGTGCCAGTCCACTCCCGCTGAGAGTTCCCCATGGCAGTTATCCGCACCACCACCGTCGAAGCCTCGGAAGAGGGCAGCGCATTCGCGCCGGCCGGGGGCGTTGTGACGTTCCAGGTCAAAGCAGAAACGCTCGACGTGCAGTTCAACGTTCTCGCCCGCCTCCACATCGATGCGCCGTGGGCCAAAATCGACACGATCGACATGAGCAACCCCATCGCATCCTACAATGCGCTGCCGCTCATGCGCGTCGATGTCGCCGGGAATGTCGCTGGCAATGCCGCCCATGTTTGGAGCGCAGAATGAGCCGGCTCGCCGCACGACTGAAGCTCAGGCGCCGGCTCACTGGCGCGCAGACGCTGGGTGACGCCCCCGTGAAGGGTGGGCCTGTGCCTCCATACCCCGCTCCATCTGGATTTCGGTGGGCATTTGGTGCCGAAGACGGAAATCGCGTCACCGAAAATGGCAACCGCACTATCGAGCTTGAGAGGGTCGCCTGATGGCTGACATTGAACTCCGATCCACACGCTTTGCTAAAGTCAACCGCATTCTGGACTGCGCACGGAGGGCGCGTAGAGATAATATCCGTAGCAGAGGCGTTATGTCTGCACCGCCAACCGTGACGGCGGATGGCGGCAGTCTGCCGTCCGGCCAATCAACGGCTTATCTGCGTAGCACCTACCCGGCAGGGCTATTCAGAGAGACCGGAGGTACATTCTACGGGACAAAGGCCGGATTTCGGTCAGCCGTGGAATGGACGACAGGCGGCAACATTGGCGATAGCGCAGGGGGCGTCCAAAACTGGTTCCGCATTGGAATTCGCGCCGACGCCGCCAAGGTGACTTGGCGCGTCAATGGAGCAACCACGCCTTATCGATTTATCGTAGATGACCAATATGTTGACGCTACTGGAACAGTGACCACCTCCAGTAGTGGGACGCAATACATTTCTCTTGATTTTGCCTCGGTAGGTGGCCGGAAAAGCCGTGAGATAATTCTTGAGGGTCAAGCGGGCTCATCTTTCGTTGGTGTTTATGTCGGTGCGACAGAGCGGGTCACGAAACTGCCGCCTGCGGAATTCCGGTCGGTCATCATTTCCGACAGTTGGGGCTATGGCGCGTCAGCCACAG